TATATTTAAATTATATACTCCTTTGTTTTTAGGGTACTATAATGACGGTATAAAGGCGGTTAATTCGGGTCATAAAACGTCTGTATTACATTACCGTACTAGAGGAGCATGGTGTGATATGGATTGCAGACGTAAAGGATACAGCCACGAGATAATAGAAGTACTAGAAGAAGATGCTAAAAAACAACATGCAGAAATGATGTGGACATTCTCAAAAACATCCAGCATTCCTTTTTATGAAAGTTGTGGCTTTGAAAAAACAGGCCAAGGTAATGACACCAATTGGTATATGTACAAATATGTTTAATGAATTTGATATTGCTAAAGGTTTTTATTTAGAAACTTCTGGTACTACTGGTAAACCCAAAACTGTATTCCACACGCCTAGTCGGTTGAAGGCTAATAACGAAGCAGGTGTAGACTCTCAAAAATTAACAAACAAGTCTAAAATTTTAACCGTATGTTCCTTAAAACATGCCGGTGGTACGACTGCTCAATCCTTACCAGCCCTAAGTATTGGTGCAGAAGTTGTAGTTAAAAAATTTAATGCCTTTACATTTTATAAAGATATAAATGGATTTACTCATACACATTTAACTCCAGGGTTTTGTAAACTATTAATGCGAAACAAAACCTGGGATAAGTTAGATTTAACAGGTGTGTGGATTACATGCGGATCTGATCCTGTATACCCAAAAGTTATGCAAGCCTTTGTCAATAAAGGTGCTACATTTATGTGTAATTGGGGCATGACGGAAGTAGGCCCGTGTGCTATTAATAGAGTATTTCAACCATATGAAAATATTGAACTACGAAACGAACCGTACTTAGGTAATAGATATTATTGTGATTGGACAATTACATATACTGATGAGTTACATGTTAAAGGCGATATAGTTTATACACCCGGGTGGTTTAAAACAGGCGACATGGCATACATGGATAATGATGGATTATGGTATAACGGTAGACATTCTGAATAGAAAAGAGTATCCTCAATTAAAAGAATTTTGTAAAGTTTGTGCTACAAAAGGATATAGAAATAATACTGATTTTGGAAGATTAAAACTTAAAAAAATGGTGCCTCCTTATGGACAATATTGGGTTGTTAAAAGAGATAATAAAATTATTTGTTTAAGTGGTTGTCATGAGTTTCCTGAAATAGATGATACTTCTTACAGAATATTATTTAGAGCAGTAGGTTTAGAAACACGTACTGGATTAAGTAGATATCATTTTAATAGTTTACCATTTTATTGGCATGTAAGACCACAAGTAGAATGGATTAAAAAACAAGGTGGAGAACGTTTCTTTATAACTACACAAACAGACGAAGGCAGTGATGTATCAGGTAAAATGTTTAGGATGGATAAAGTTATGCATTTACTTGAAAAACAAGGAATATTAAAATTAGAAACTATTCTAAAAATAGGATACACTAAAGAACATGTTTGGGAATTAAATTATAATGAATATTTGTCTAAACGATTTAATAAATACATTTAACGAAATTACTATTGGAGTATTACAATGGCAGTCACAGAAACCGTTACATTAACAAAAGATGATGGCACAACATATGCAAGTGCCGCTGAGGCAATTAATGCACTTGAATCAGCAAATACAAGTTCCGAGCTAACGGCGGCCGCCGCATACAATAGCCAAGCAACCGCAGATGGCGATATGGTACAGTCTGTAGCATTAAAAGCAGATTCTACAGGATATGTTCTTACTAGAACATGGACAGATGCAAAGTGGGCAGACTCAGCAACAATTACTACGCCAACAATAGGAAATGGCTGGTCTAAATCTTCAACAACATCATAATATAGACAAAATAAGAAAATGAAAATGAAAAATATGTACATGACATCGATAGTCATGGGTATTATGCTTATGACTATGTCAATGATAGCAAAAGCTGATGACATAAAAATAGCCGAGTTAAATTGGCAATCTGGATCAATGATAGCCAACATTGATGCCTATATTCTCAAACATGGATATGGACATAACACAAAATTAGTACCAGGTGGTATCGATGCCACTATTGCATCTATGATGGCAACTGGCTCTCCCAATGTATTTGGAGAAGCCTGGACATCATTACTAGGAGAAGATGCTACACTTAATATCCAATCAGATGATCAAGGCTCTCTTGTTCAACTAAGAGATGCGGTTGTAGTAGGTGCAGGAGAGGGTTGGTATGTACCAGACTATATTGTAGAACAATATGGATTAACTACAATTGATCAAGTACTTGCAAGACCAGACTTGTTCCCACACCCAGAAGATCCAAGCAAAGGTGGAATTGTGATTTGCCCAGAAGGTTGGAGTTGTAAGAAACACAATGAAAACTTATTCCGTGCATTTGATATGGAAGCAAAAGGTTGGAAAATTATTGACCCAGGTTCAGGTACAGGCTTGAATGCATATTGGGAAGGACAAGTTTTAAAAGAAAAAGGAGTTGTTGGTTATTATTGGGCACCTACAGTATTAGTAGGTCGTTTAGGAATGGTAAAACTTACTTCTGATATTGAATTTGATAATGCACATTGGAGTGATTGTATTGCTAAGTTAGAATGTGCTAATCCAAAACCAATGAACTGGTCAAGTGCGGCAACAGGAACTATTGTAACACCAGGTTTAGATAGTGCAGTAGTGGACTATTTAACTGCTCGTAGTTTTGACGGCAGTGTAATTACTTCTATGTTAGTTTGGGCAGATGATAATCAAGCAACCGCAGAAGATATGGCAGTTGAGTTTCTAAAGCGTCATCCAGAACTTTGGACGGCATGGGTAACACCAGACGCGGCTAGCAACATTACTGAATCGTTACAATGATATGAACTTTCCATCGTTAGATAAAGGAACTATAACTAGTTTCAAAAAATCAATCGATGCAACGTTTAGAGAATTTGCGGCAAATTGGGGAGAGTGGTTTACAGACTTACTTTCTCCATTGCAATGGTTACTAATAAACTTTGAAAAGTTATTACTAGCCACTCCTTGGTATGTTTTCCTAATTGTATTTGGTTTTATAATTTGGAAAGCAACTACCAATTGGAAAATTGTAATAGGTTTCTTGGCTAGTTTTATAGCAATAGGACTAGTAGGCATGTGGAACGATACAATGCAAACATTATCTATTGTATTTGTTTCAACATTTGTTTGTATAGTAATTGGTATTCCTACAGGAATATTAATGGCAAAGAATAATACAGCACAACGAATTATAATACCTGTGTTAGATCTGATGCAAACCATTCCAAGTTTTGTATATCTAATTCCGGTAGTAATGTTATTTGGACTAGGAAAAGTTCCAGGCTTGATAGCAATAGTTGTATTTGCTATTCCACCTGTGATTAGATTTACAAACCTTGGCTTACGTGATGTAGATCTTAATTTAGTTGAAACAGGACAAGCAATGGGATTAAAACAAAGACATATTTTAGCAGTTATAGAATTACCATTAGCACGAAATGTTATACTAGGAGGTGTAAACCAAACAGTAATGATGGCATTAGCAATGGTTGTTATTGCTAGTATGATTGGAGTACGTGGACTAGGTTCACAGGTAATGAACTCAATAGGTAACGGATATCTAGGTCTAGGAGTTATAAGTGGATTAAGCATTGTTGCATTAGCAATTATTATAGATAGAGTTATACAATCACACAATAAAAAAAATAACTATATAAAGGAGAATTGAGCATGGAAAAACAGATAAAAGATTTTACAGATGAAGAAATGCTTGACGAAGCAACACGTATATTAACAGAGGGATTTACGTTGCATTACGATCAACAATTTACTATGGGTGAGTTAGTTGAATATTGTGGTAGAATAGGTAGCACAGACGATGATATGTTGGGTTATATGCAATTTAATCCAAAAGAATATCCTGATATTTCTATCGTATCTCCAAAACCAGAGATGTTATTAGGACATTGTGATTTAGAATGGCACTCAAACGGAACAGTACATCACGTGGTTGATGGCGTATGGGAACATAAAGAATGGTTAATTTGTTTGTATTGTGTAGGTACTTGTCTAGACACAGTTTTATCATTAAGCAACAACAGAGATGCTTTTTTAGATTTGCCAGCAGATGAAAAAGCATGGTGGCGTAAAGTTGAAGTACAGTTAAACAATAACGGTGGAAGTATAATGGGACAATACTGGAACCCATCAGATAAGGCTGATGCAGGTAAGGTAGCAAGAATGGAAAAATATATCCAAGCACCAAGGCACGAAGGAGATGAACGTATGCCTGTGGTTAATGTTCATCCAATTGGCGGGCAAGAGTTTTTATATTGGCAGCCACCTTTAATCAGCAAAGCATGGCACGATGGAAAAGAAATAGAAATTGCGCCATTACAAGAAAAGTTCGATGCTGTTATTAACAGAACAAAATATATTAAAGACATTGTGTTTAGACCCGGAGACATATTAATTATGGATCAATTTTACACACTACATAGACGTTCTCCAATATTAGATAAAAATAGAGAACTATGGAGAGTAGCAATAGACTACAAAAATACTATTGACAAGTAGAAAGGTATTTACATGAGTATTAAAAAATTACAAGACTACACAGATACAGAATTAAAAGAAGCGATGTGGCAAGTAGCAACAGACGGTTACATATTACTACATGATCAAGAATTTACCAGACAAGAGCTAGTTAATGTTTGTAGACGAATAGGTGATACAAATGATTCTAATCCGAGTATGGGACACATGGAATTTAATCCAAAAGATGCGCCAGACATTGCTATAATTACAAACCAACCTACAGGCAATAATCCACATGGAATGTTTGGCCCATCAGATTTATTATACCATCATGATCAAGGAATATGTCATTTTGGTGAATTCAAAGAACTACTAACAGGACTGTATTGTGTAGGCTCATGTCCAGACACAATATTCAGTCTAATGAACACACAAATTGCATTTAATTATTTGTCTGAAGAAGAAAAAGAATGGTGGCGTGGTGTTGAAACCCGATGGAATATGAATCCACAAGGAATATATGGAACACCTGAAGAACATAATCGAACTCGTAAGTTGTTTGACGGTTATAAAATTTTTAAACATAATGAAGAAAGACAAAAAGTAATTAATATTCATCCATATACTGATAAAGAAACTATGTTATGGCAGCCTGCATTTCTTGACAAAGCCTGGTACAAAGGTGAACCAATTGACATAGAAGAATTAAAAGATAAGTTTTGGAAAGACTTATACAAAGGTAAAAACATAACTGACGTTGTTCTTAGAGACGGCGACTTTTTAATATGTGACCAATTAATTACATTACATAGACGCAGTTGGGTTAAAAGTGATGATAGAATACTTTGGAGGACAGCTTTTGACTATACTAATATACTCGGCCCTAATAAATTTTATGATCCTAACATAGAAAACCTAAAAGTAATCAAATAATGCTAAAGCAAACTCAAAAACCACTCAGCGACGATCAAATATTTTTGAGTTCATCAACAGAGCAAATTACTTGGGGCGAATTACACGCTAACCTCAATGCTAAAATAGAAAGACTAAAAGAACACGGTATAGGCCCACATGTTGTTTTTGTAGTAGCAGAAGACCAAGTTACAATAGATGATTATTTGTGGATACTTGCTAGTATTAAAAATGGTGGCTCAGCAACCCAGGCCGATGCTAGACAATCTAAAATGGAATTAGATGGGTTAATAGCAGGATCTAAAGCAGTATGTAAAATACAAAGCAATAAGATCACTATGCTAACAGACGATATGACACCTTCTATACTACATCCTTTAGAAGTTTATAGAGGCATGACAAGTGGTACTACGGTTAAAGAGTTTTTTGAAATGTATCCTTTCTTTTGGGATTACGAAGATCATGAGGAAGCCATTGTAGACGGAGAAACATTATTAGGTTGTACAGCACAGGCATCAACCAATCATTTGTTTGCAATAGCACCAGAATTTAAAGAAGATAAAAGACCTAATATATTATGTACGGCAGGATTTACAGCAACGTACAATCCATATAACTTATTAAGAATATACTTAATAGGAGGAAGTATACATTTTTTAAATTACGGTGATAACATACCTGAGCAAATACAAAAAGCAAACCCAAACTGTTGTATATCATATCCTAATGCTATTAAGAAAATTGTTGACGAATGTCCAGATGACTTTAATTGGAGTGGAATTGATTATTGGGAATGTTCGGGCGGCCATACTTCAGAAGTAATAATTAGAAGTATTGAAAAGAAGTTTAAATTTAAATGTATCTACAACATGATGGCAAGTACTGAAGCAGACTGTCATTCGAGAGCAGAATTTAGACCCGGTGATCCAATAGAAAACTTTTACGGATTTAAGCATAGAATTTATAACGGTGATTTAAAATTAGACGAACAAGGAGTACTTTGGTACAAGTACGGAACACGTGATTGGCAAACTGACGGTGATAAATTTGACGATAAAGACGGTGTATGGTTTTACAAAGGAAGAGTGTTTGATGATGTTATCTTTATGAAAGGCGGAGTTAAAGTTTATACCGGTTTAGTAGAAGCATTAGCTCTTGAGGTTCCTGATGTTGAAAATGTTGCTAGTTGTTCTAAAGATGAAATCCATTACTTAATATATACAGGAAAAGCATTTATTGGTGATATTGCTAAACATTATATGGACAACGCCCAAGAGTCAAAAAGACCACATGACATATATCACGTATCTGAACACTTGTATTTCTCCGGAGATAACAAGTTATCAAAAAGTAAATTGCCAGGTATTATTTTAAATAGTCATCCTCCACATATTATATCTAAAGTTAATATAAAGGATCATTCTAAAGTATGAGAGTTGAAGATGCTTTGTTTATAAGAAAGTCAACTAGGGCTTTCCTAAAAGATCCCGTTGATATGTCAATTATAACTAATATACTTGAACAAGCCAAACTGTCACCTAGTGGAGATAATCATCAACCATGGCAAGTAGCAGTATTAACAGGTAAAGCAAAAGATAACCTATGTAGCAAGTTAGAAGAAGCATTTAGATCAGGCAAAGAGCCAGCCATGGATTATGAATATTATCCTCAAAATAAAAAGTCAGAAAAAGAAACTAAATGGTTTAGTTCATATAAAGAAAACAGAAAGGCTTGTGGCTTAGCATTATATTCTCAGTTAGGAATTACTAGAGAAATGAAAAAAGAGAAAGATGATTTATATGCTAAAAATTATCGAGGGTTTGACGCCCCAGTTATACTCATCTTTTTTATTGACAAAGATTTAGGAAAAGGTTCCTATGTAGACTATGGTATATTTTTACAATCTATTATGTTACTTACTGTTGAAAAAGGACTAGCATCTTGCCCTCAAGGATCATTAGGTGAATATGCTGATATTGTAAGACAAGAACTTCCAGAGTATAAAGACAAAATTGTATTATGTGGAATGAGTATTGGATATGAAGATGACGCCAACGTAATTAATAAGTATAGAACAGGAAGACAAGACATTAATAACATAGTAAAATATTATGACTAAGAAATGGTTAGATGAAGTATATGGAAAAACTAATAGCGAGTTATACGATAACTGGGTAAATTATAATGAACAAGTTATCGAAGAACTAGGCTGGAAATGTCATATACTAGCATCTGAATGGATTACTAATAATTTTAAACATGGTACAGAAGTAGCAGACATAGGATGTGGAAATGGACAAGTTGGATTTGGAATCAATCAAGGATTATATTTAATAGATGGATATGATGTTAATCAGAAAATGCTTGATAGATTCATAGCAAAAAATTATAGATCAAAACAACTACATGATATAACTCAATCACCTCTACCAAAACAGTATGATTGTATCACAGCCATTGGTGTACTTACACAAGGACATGTTGATGCAAGTGCATCTAAGAATCTTGCAGATAGTTTAACAGATGAAGGATTATTATTTTGCAGTATGTCTAAACATAATTTAGAAACTATTCTAAAAAAAGGATACACTGGTGATTGGTTCTTTGATGGTGGGTGGAATTCTCAAAAGAATTTAGAAGTAGTCAGTATAAAACATGTACACAGCCTAACTACACCAGAAGGCGAAAAGCAATATCATGACATAATTATATGGAAGAACGCTCACTTTTAAACACCGTTATTGCTATTCGTTCAGTTTCTATATTTTCTATTGAATGTTCTATACTAATATCTAATTTGTGCCACTTTTTTTCTGGTATGCATGTTCTATAAATTTCTTTATCATTTTTCCACCATACAGTTTCAACATTATCTCCACCTAATTGTAGTAAATAATTATAACACGATGATCTATTATAATCTATATGTCTAGGTATATTAGGTTGTAACACTTGATATCTAAAACAAGTACATTCTGGAAATAATGGTTTTAGAAAATCTGTTAATTCATCTTCGCAAAAATAAATTCCGTAGTTTTCTTTATTTCCTACCCAAGTATTTTCTTTTAATTTTATTGATTCGGTATCTAAAAAACACGGCGGATCCGGTAAATCTAAAAACTCAATCATTATCTCTTATCTCTACTAGATGCTTTATAGTGTCATATACATGTTTTTTATATTGTTCGTCTGTGCCATTAAACAAATCTCGTATAGTTGCATCTTTGTTATCTTCTAATTTTTTAGCATACGGAGTAAGATAATTAGGACGAAAATCTGCTAGTTTTAAGTATGCTGGAAACATTGCTACTGTATTTAAATAATGCTCTACTACCTTTTCTATATTATATGGTATAATTTCTTCTATTCTAGCATTAGGAAATTTTGCTTGTATTTTTGATTTTGTTGCATGTACTGGATACATTATATACTTGCCACTTTCCATTATTTCTAACCCACCACGTTCTATAAACAGTTTTTCAAATAGCGGATAATATTCTTCTATATCATTATAGTAAGGTTCAATAACATTAAACAACGGCGGTAGCATTTTGCCATTGACTATTCTATCAAAATGATTTGGAGCAATTCGACGACGTGATATTGAATATTCATTAACTTCCGTATCCATTGGCGTTAATCCGTTTTCTTTGCAAGAATACCAATATACACTACTATCTGTAGATGCTAAGTGTCTACCCCACCAATGCCCTCTAGCACCTTGTTCAAATGCTATAAATAAAAATTTATCATGTTCTAGCAAAGATTTCTTCTGCATCTTTTACAATCTTTTTTTGTATGTTAAATGCTGAATAAGGAAACAGCCAGGGAATAAATGTATGTATTAATGCTAGGAAAAATGCTAACAACGTTAACAAAGTAAACTTTCCGGCATACATAAAATGCTCAATATATGTTGAATTAACTTCTTCTAAATGGTCTTTATCTATCATGAGTTTCCAAAATGCTTACTGTGTCATAAACTTCTTCGTAACTTTTATCAAAAATGCTATACTTTAAAATAATTCTTTCCTCGGGATGTGCTTTAACTCCATGTCTTGGTTGTGTATTAATAAGAGCACATTTATAATATATTTCATCAACGCCTTCAAAAATAATTGGCCCATATTCTTCTGATAATACTATGTTAATAGCACACAAAGTACCTTTATCTTGATGGAATAGTAATTCTTTATTTGCTAATTGCCTATAAAATCTAGGGCGAATATCATTACTTTTTGTTAAAGTTTTTAATTGGATATATAATCTTTTGATCTCTGGTGTGTTATCCATTTCTTGAAGTCGCATCTCTGAAGGTGTGAGAGGGTTAGTAATAAGTCCTCGCGGGAAGTCATCTCCAAACATCCTAGTGTCAAAAGTTATTGTCTCCATTTCTTTCAAAATCAGTTCTTTATTAAAAGATAATTCTATGTGTGTTAAAAATTTATTCATCATAAGTTTTTATAATTAAATGCAAGCCTATATAACATTCTATCACCTTTAACTTCATTTCGCATATGATAACTATAGAATTGATCACTAAAAACTAAATCGCCTTTTTGCCAATGATGGTGATACATATACTTTTCTTGGTATAAATGTTCTTCTAACTTATTAAGTAATGCCTTCATACTTTCCATAGAAAATTCTTCTTTTGTATCTTTATTGCGGAATTTTCGCATGAACCGATTACCAATATAAATTGCTTCTTCCTGCTTCCACCAATTAGGAACTGTTCTATGTGGATGAGTAACAATTACAGGCTTCCAACTAGGTTTCATGGGACTGACATTTCTTTTGTTACCGCCAACATTACCTTTAAACACTTCTATTAATTCTTCGTCGCCATCAGTAAATTCGTATATCGAATCATCAGGATCAAATTTTACCCAATATTCATATTTTTTAGATTCTATTTTTAATTCTTCTGGTAAATCTTTATATGCTTGTTTACTATCTAAAAAACTTGTAACAGAATCAATGCCGGGCTCAATGCAATACAAGGCAACGATTGCTTCATTAACATGACGCCAATGTCGTAAGTATCCATTATTATGCCATAGTAATTCTGCCTCAGGAAACAAACCAATCTTTTTGCCATTTTCTTTTCTATTTGTTACTCTAAATATTTCAGGATAATCTGGATGCATAAAATAGACGTCAGCAAGGCCCGGAGCATATATCTTACCAATTGTTTTACAACCATCAATAAGTTCTCTTTCAGTTAATTGTTGATTTTTTAAAATTCCAACAATTTCGTTACCTAATTCTTTACCTATTGTTTTCCAATCTAAAGTTGTATATTCTTTCATATTAAAATCTTCTGTTTTAAATCATCGGACATTTCATCTATATATACACCAGCAAGTAAAACAGTTCGTTGAGCGGGTCCATTTATAATTCTATGTGGCCATCCTGTATTAAAAAAGTAACATTTATTGTTTTCCATTTTATATTGCTCAACGCCTTGTTTTGTTTTCCATTCAATTTTAGCATCGCCATGTTCAGCACATATTTGTATTCGGCCAATAGCACTTGTATCAGTATCAATATGCCATTCCAAGTAATGTTCTGGAGGGCAAATTGCAATGCGAGATCTATAGACATTTGCAAAATTATCTTCTAGCCATGTTTTTATATTATTAATAGGCTTCTCAATATCCCAATTAAAATAATTTGTTTCCTCTACTTCTTCTAATGGATTATCGTATATATTACATTTCTGTAAAAGAACTTGTTTATAATTAGTAGTTGATTTGTCAAATAGGTCATCATTAACATTATACGGCCATTGTTTTCCTATTGTTTTTTTTAGTCTATGAAATGTATCTGTTAAATCGCAATACTTACTAACTTGATAATCTTCAGTACCTAAATGATCTATTGCATGGTCTCTACTTACTGTTTTTATATCCTCAATAACATTATTTGGTACATCAAATATTTCAACCAAACGCTTTACTTGATGGCGTCGCGGCCCTCTGTTACCTCTAACACGGGCTCTTTTAGTTGCATTTATAGGATTTCCTTTTTCGTTTTGTCTCATAATTTAACCAATCTTATTATCCATGATGTAGGATCCCATTCCCACCATTTTTTACCTAAACGCCAGTTATTAGGATCGTGATGATGATTGTTATGCCAGCCTTCACCGAATGTTAAAATATTTGTTATAGGATTATTATAACTTTTATCTCTAGTTTTATAATTACGATAACCCCAGGAATGCCCGACTGCATTAACCCAACCCATTCCATGAAATGCCATTACTCCCGGTACACAATATCCAAATATAACACCTAGTGAACCAAAAAATAATAACAATAGTATGACATATAATAATATAATTATCCACCACATTTTATGGCAAAACATTACATGTGGCTTTTTTAATAAGTCTTTAATGTATTTACGTTCTATTTGTACATCGCCCCAGTTATGTACATATGCATTTAAAAAACCTATTTGCATAGGACCATGTGGGTCGCCTGTTCGATCTACGTATATATGATGAAGTCTATGCACACCTACCCATCCAAGAGGACTGCCAGCAGTAGATAAACAACTGACATAGGTTGCTAGTTGTTCAAACCACAAAGGACATTTAAATGATTGATGGCATAATAAACGATGGAGACCTGTGCTAACACCTATTGATGCTATAACTCCCCAAACTAGGTAAGCAATTAGCCAGTAAGACAACTGGCCGTATAATAATGCGGGTATTATTGCGATATGATTAATAACATGGAATATTTTTAATTTATTGTTGTCACTGATTCCCACTTATTTTTAAACTCCGTAAGCTCTCGTTTTGAGAGGCCAAATTCTTTACACAATAATTTTTCTGCTTCTTTAACACTTTCCTCTGATATATCTGGTTGCTCATACCAGTCAGTTATATAGTCATCCCATTCATCCATATAGTTGCCGAAAATTGCTTTAGTAAGTTCGGCCTCTCCTCTAGATAATTTAACTGCCTCTTGCTGGTAATCTTCATATGCTTCACAAATAACAGGAAACTTGGGTTTAACTAACTTATACATTGCATTAGCATATTCTTGTATCTCCCATTGTGCATGACTATCTGCTCGAAGACGAATCATATGTAAAAAGTTTTTCACATTGCATTTCCAATATGCTTCTGTGTAATTAGAAACCGGAAGAACCGCCCTTGCTAGTTCTCTTGCTAAGTCGTGTTCTAAGAGTTCTTCATATTTTTCATATGCTAGTTTTGAACTTGTTTTGAAATCCCAATGCAATTTGCCTTGGATATCGTCTAACGGTTTGCCCCGTCCTTGGTTATTAACTTTACTTTGTGATTCGAATGTTTCTGGAATATAAAATTCATTACTCATAATAGAGTATCTACCACTATACTCGTTAACACTGGCAGTACGATGACGTATAAGTTGTCGCATAACGAATATGGGCAATTTAATGTGGAATTTAACTTCGCACATTTCAAAAGGAGTAGTGTGTTCATGACGCATTAAATAACGTATTAGGTTTCTATCTGTATTTACAGTTTTAGTACCATCACCATAACTAACACGAGCGGCTTGAACAACAGAATCGTCTGTCCCCATAACATCTATAAGGCGTACAAAGCCGTGGTCTAAAACATTAATCTGTTGTTGTTTTTTCTTCATCTTGCCAAATTGTGGTATTTGTTGATTGTAAGTCATTCTTGAATTTTTTCATATCCAATATAACTTCTACTTCTTTAGTATTACTTTGGAATTGTCTTACTTCTTCTCTTTCGAAGAATTCAACAGTACTCTTGCAATTAAAGTCTTTTGGGTATATAACCCTCTTACTACCATCATTTAATGATATCTTAATCACACGAATATACTGCAATGGGGGCAATACTTGATTTGCTTTATTAATGATAATCCGATCAATATCGCGGTGTCTTTTAGTAATCACTAAGCATTAGCCTTCTTTGATCTGCCTTTCTTAGGCTTTAAAGAAGGATCCATCTCATATGCCTGTTCCTTAAGATTTTCAACTTCCTTCATCATTGTTTCTGCTTGTTGTAGGAAGTTTTTTGCAAGATCTTCGTTTTGTAATACTTCACCGACTTTCTCTTGACCTGGCAAAGGAATGTTAGGAGTAATACTATCTACTATTGCTTTTGCCGGTTCCTTTTTAGGAGCCTTGTCGTCACTAGTATAAACATCAAAACCTAGACTTCGGAGTTGTTCATTTAACTCTGCTAGTTTAATTGTTTGTTCTGGCGCCGGTAGCATTATAACATTGTTGGTTGGTTGTTTTACTAACCATCCTTTATTGTGTAATGCGGTAAGCATATTTGAACCATCAATAAATGAATTACGTTCAAGATACTTATAAAATTCTACTGTTTCTTGTGCCGTGGAATTTTCAACTGCCTGCATTACACCATCATGAAAACGATCTGGTAATGCATCGGTGTCTATAACTAAACACTCTGTTGGATTGTCTGGTAATTCCCTAAATGCAACGACACAACGACGGTCCGTATTTGCAATACGCCCGACGTGTTTTAAAAATTTAGCCATGTTAGCCTCTTTTTAACTAGGGTTAGTGTCTTCTACAACCTCAACTGGTTCGGTTGGGGGTTGTTCTTCTGGAGGTGTGTCTGGTGCTCCTTGTTGAGCTTCATCAGCCTTTTTTTGATTGTCTTCTATCTCGGCCAAGAATGCAGTTACTTTATCATACACCTCACCAACTGCTTTTAATTCGCCTGCTTGAAAAGCACCTCTGGTGCTTGCAATTTCTATAACTTGTTTTATTAAGTTAATATCATCTACGTGTAGTCCTGCCATATTTCCTTTTATTTTATTATACTTATTCCTCGTAATGTGCAGTGATTCCAAATGGTGCTTCTGCTCTTTGATTATCATGAATAATAAAAACCGTATCGCAGTAATCTGGATCTCCCCAGGCCCCACATGGATAACCATCTGTAAACATTACAAATTGTTCTGGGCAAATGTCGTTTTCTTTCATGTATTCCCAATTACACATGAACTCGGTTCCGCCACCGCCTATTGCTTCGTAGTTCATAAAATCATCCAAGTTATCTTGAGTAAATTCTTGCATGTTATAAACTTCTGTATCGAAGCACCATACTCGAATTCTAAAATCCAAGTACTGTTCCATAATTCCTTTTATTTCACTAAAGAAGTCTCGTTGTTGTTCATGTGAAATAGACCCACTCAAGTCAATTGCTAAATCAACTTCAAGCAACTCACCGTTATTCATGCCTGGTATAATTGCATTAGTTTGTTGTGATTTTCTAGAAGGTCTCATAAATGTATAATCACTTTTAATAGAACTTTCAATTTGACAACGAATTAGATCTCTCCAATTCATTTTTGGTTCTGTCCATTCTTTAATCATTCGTTCAATGCCTGCTGGGCAGTTACCTGCTCCGGCATTGTCTGCGGCACTTATAATTGCCTCTTTAAGTTCGTCCTTAATCTGTTGTTTCTCTTGGTCTGTAAGTGGACCCGGCTTACCTGATCCTTGTCCTTGTCCTCCACCTTCTTCACCTTCCTTGTCCCCTGTTGCAAATCCTCCCTCTTCTTTACCGTCTTCACCTTCACCAAATCCGCTTCCTGGTCCCATGTGATCATCTAATGTATCAAGCTCTCCGTTTTGTGGTTCCCTACACTTAAATTTTTCTTTTAATTGCTCGTACACTTCATGTGAAGTAAGTCCTTGGTATTTCCAATCAAGTAAAATTTTAACAGTGGTAATAGGAGTAAATCCATCTTCGGTGAGTTGTATGTTTATTACATAATCACCTGCGGCATTGTAAAGTTGGTGGTCATAATCATAATCAGCTCTGGCTCCAAAGTGGTCATATACACAATGTAATACTTCGTGTCCACAAAGGAAAAGTACTTCGTTGTCGTCTAAGCGATCAACAAAATCTGCATTGTAATAAAATTTACGTCCATCAGTTCCTGCGGTTGGACACCATTTGGCTTCTTCCAATTTTAATCTAGTAACCAAATTACCAAAAAATGGCTTGTTAAGGAGCAACCTAACACGAGCCATTGTAAGTCTTTCTAAAGCCGGTTTCCCGCCATTTTTAAGTGGCTTATCTTCCCAACCAAACTTTTGACTTGGTACTGTTCCGTCTACTTCGTAACTTCCTGGAACTGTTTTGTTCGGTGCTAATGTTGTATTCAATATTGCCATTTTGTCTCCTGAAATTAGTTCTAATTTCTTATTCATCATACAACTATTATACTATCTATGGTAGAAAAGGTCAACCTGTTTGTTCAGAAAAATACAGTTTAAGCATTACAAATACTTGGGGATCTCTTACAACTATTGTATCTTTGAATACATTATCGTAATCTAACTTATTTATCCCGTAATTTTTAAGCCATTTTGTAACCTTTATTGTATTTGCATCCGGTGTGCATTTAACATATTGATTGGCTTTCCAGGCCTTAGTGACCCAATCTTTTTTATATTCTTGGATCTCGCTTGGAGTTGGTAAATTATCTCCCCATATGTGTTTGCATCTTTCCTTACCATAAATGCGATAAATGGTATTTCTACATCTTCCCCATTTATCTTTTCTTGTTGCACTTATCCATTGTTTTCTGTATGTTTTATCTTCTTTATTCCACATTCATTTGTTTTCGGATATTTGTTGCTGAAATTGCTTCGGTCTCTTTATCCAAAAATTCCTCTTCAATTTTATACCCAACACCTCTACCATATGTAATATGCATAATATTAGGTACTGCCATTACTTCAAATTTACCTTCGTATTCTGCTAACGCCTCTTTAATATAACCAATCCGTTGTGCTACTGTAAAAGGGTTGCTATCTGTGCCATCTTGCTCTCGTAACATAATTATTACTTGACCAGTTTTTGAAAGGGCCCGTTTAAAAAGCTCTTGATGCCCTTGATGCCAGGGTTGAAATCTTCCAAGCATTTGTGTAGTTGGTCTTGTCCAATCCATGTTGTTATCCTTATGTTATATTGTGTGGGGGGTTGAAACATTTGGTTGGTATCCTCATAGATACCTTTTTTGGCTGTATCCATCCAAATCTTAAAATCGACACCTAATTGGTCTCTAGTTATGTCTAATGGACAGATAAAATCTAAAATACCATATTCAATTTTTTTATATCGATTAACTTGTCGTAATCTTCCCTCTTCGGAAAAATCCCAATCATTATTATATTCTCTTATTGTGTCGGCATTATAATGTGGCACCATAAAATGATATGCTAGTTCTCTTGCTAATGTAGTTTTGCCTGTATTGTTTATTCCAAATATTAAAATTTTCATACTTTTTATTTATATAAACAGTGAAAGGAGGATGCACAAAGTACATCCTCCTCAGGAGACAGCCGGAGTGGCGCCCGGCTACGCTTCGATAATTAACTTACCGAACCGTTCAAAAAATTCTTTAAAGTTTGACAACTTCCTGTGATCGAATGGTAGTCCGTAACTCTTAAGTGCCATCCTTGCACCAAATATAGTCATCTCAGTATTGAAGTTGTCCATCATAAACTGGATAAAGTTTCCTGCTTTTACATGCCACTCATCCATTTTCTTTTCCTTCTGTGCAGTTTCGCAGGACTCTTTAAGTTCGTAACACATACCGGTTGTCAATGCATACTGTCCGGAAGTTTCAATGTTAGCACCTGACTTAACCTTGCCATCCAAAATGTCTTGTGGAAGTGGCAAGTGAGCTTTTTGATTTCTGTGAGTTTGAAACTTAGTTGCAACCCCTTCTCCAACACAACCGGATACCATGTCCATTTCGAGTGACCTGTCGCTCTCTTCGGCGTTTTCAGTATCACTGTCATACATGAGTTCACTTACAAAAGACCAACTACGTGGAGTTGGAAATGCTTTAGTATCAGCCGCCGGATTAAAATCATACAAGTCCTTCTTTTGGAACTGCAAATACCCAATAACGTCTGGGTGAATTTGGTTTTCTACTGCCCAGTCAAACCAGCAAGTAAAGTCAACCTTAATTTCCAAGTGGATGAAACGGTTTGCCAACGGCTTTGGCATTCGGTAAGTAACCCCTTTATCAGTTTCGCGGTTCCCTGCCGCAATTAAAAGTACATTGTCTGGTAACTTGTAGGATCCAATTTTTCTGTCCAAAATCAACTGGTAAGCCGCCGCCTGTACACTCGGAGCCGCTCCGTTAACTTCATCTAAAAATACTATTGCGGTGGACTTAGGATCGGTTGGAAGTTCTGCTGGTGGTGCCCATTCCATTTTGCCAGTTTTGGCATTGTAAAAAGGCATACCTTTAATATCGGTAGGTTCCCAAAGTGGTAAGCGAATGTCTACAACATCTCGTTTTAAAAGTGCCCCTAGCATTCTAACTAAATCGGATTTGCCAATTCCTGGTGCACCCCAAAGCATGAGTGGACGTTTAATTCTAAACGCCTTCTTAGCAATTTGCTCTGCTTGCTTCAGTGTTACTGTCCTTGTGTCTATTGCTACTGCCATTTTGTCTCCTTAGTTAAAATTAATGCCACTTAATTAACTTAATATAATAATTATACGCTCTTGACTCCAAAAGGTCAACCTCTTTTTGCATTAAATTCTCTATCCCAACGATCCCAATGCTTATGATTGTTGTCTAAAACTCGATTAGTTCGGATAATGTATGCCATGTTCTTATCCATCATTCTGTCACTTATTGGGGATTTTTCAAGCCCTTGCAGAAGCATAGTTTCTTCAACTTTTTCTGCTTTTCTTGTTTGTGCTTTTACGTATTGTATAAAAGTTAAATCCGCCATCTTGTCTCCTTGAAAAGTTAACTTATTAACTTAATTTACAACTATTATACTATCTGCTTATAAAAAGGTCAACCGGTAAATATAGAAAATTAGGATATTATGGCAGAAATTTTATTAAATAAATGGACTTTAGCAACTGTACGGGTAATCTATCATATACCTGATTACATACATATTCTTAACGAATTTGCATGGCAAACAGAAGACGAGATACCCGATTATCCCAGAATTCAAAGGTTTTTAAATTATTGGGATAAACATATCGACGGACCGATTAAAGATGTTTACATATATGACCACGACGCATTGCGAGGTACTGTTAGACATGTTGATCGTAGGTTTAAGTTAAACTAAATTTTAGCATTACACCATGCATTTATATCTCCATCATATAGTTTGAGATCAAATACATCGGTAGCACCAAACATTGTTATTTCACGCCGTGTTAAGTAATACGGCCAATATAGATTTCTATCTAATAAAATTAGATTCTTACCTTTAACTTCATTTTTGATTTTTATTGTTGACGAGTCGTAAAGTCTTTTACAGACTTTATAGCCATAAGGGGTTAGGCGTAAACCCGAGCCATTTGGCCTATAATTGTCGAATATAAGTCGAGGTTTGGGGGGTTCGATATGGTCCTCTAGGACACGAATGTCTTCGAGGACTTTAATCTGAATTTGATGAGGCTCAACTTTGTTGTGAGCATGGGCAGTCGCATTTGCAATCATCTTTATGTGGACCGCCTACAGTACACTCACATATGTCGCACTTACATTCTGGGCAACATTTTTCCATATTTTATTTCCCGTTAATAACGTCTGCTTCTTGCAGGGCCTGTGCTTCATTAATTTCTGGATCGTCTTTCTCTTTAAACCAATAATCGGTTGTTTTCGCTAAGACCGCTACATAAGCACCTAACAAAATATTCAATAAGTCTCGTGCTTCTTGTGGTAATGTAGCGAAAAACAATAATCCAACTAATCCTAAAAAGGTTAAAACGATTATCATTGATAGCGAGTATCTAGCAAACCAGTTCCGACTTCGTCTGCTTTCTAAATTATCATGTTTTTTTGTAGTACTATCCACCATTTCTTCTGCCATAATATTTTTTCTATTATTGTTATAATATCATTATTTATTAATTAAATCGCCCCAAGTTGGTTGATCCTTAGTGGGTTCAACCAATGGCGGTGCTTTTTCAACTTTCATTGGAATTTCAATGTTGTTACTTTTATTATCTGATGTTGTTGCATTATCGCCTCCAAGGTTGATATATGCTTTCTTTACTTCGTCGCCCATTGAACCATTTAGTATACATTTCTTACTAAGTTCTGCTATATAAACATCAGATGTACCTTCAAGGGTAAATTTTGAATAATCTTCTTGGCATGGGTAATCTGTTCGTATAGCATCGGTTACACATGAACAATGGTTCATTCCTAAGAATGGTTGTATAGGTGCTCCCCAAGAGGTTATGCTTTGTTTATTCATGGCTTTAAAACATTCATTCACCATAAATGTTACTGGACCTGAACTCCAATTCAGGGGATACTGACATTTTTTATCCTTACCATCAGCAAGGATTGGCACCATTAAGAAACATAATAGTGCCGTAATCCATCTAGCGACTTTTACCTGGAGGTTGTAACTTTCCTTGTTTGTCATATAATTCGCCTGCTCGTATTTCCAATTTTCTCAACGTAACTTTAACATTTTTGTTAAGTTTATCTCTTACTATTAAGAGATTTATTGTTTCGCCTACCTTCTTTTTTCGTACAACGTTTGTTAAATCTTCTTGACGGTTGACTGCATTTCCATCTACACCTATTATTATATCAAAGTATTGGAGACCTTCTGGCATTTCGCCTAAAGGTGCAATCATACATCCAAAAATATCTGGAACAGTAATATTAGCCTCTTTAACTTCAGGCATCTCTCTTACTGTATCTAAATTTAATGGATTTAGATTAACTAATCGAACGCCAATGTATGCTCGTACAAATTCTTTACCTTCTTTAATAACATCAACAATTTCTCTTGCATCATCTTTACGTATCGACAATGCCATGCCTATATTTGTTTTAGGTTGTATTGGCGACGGATTAATTATCATCGCATTAACACCAATAACCTTCCCTGCTGTATTAACTAAAGGTCCTCCTGAGTTACCATGATTTATTGCTACATCGGTTTGAAGTAATCGAACATAAGGTGATCTTATAATTCTTTCTGTATTACTTACAATACCTTTTGATACAGACCAAACCATGCCAAATGGATGACCTACTGCAAATACATCCATACCATCCCATAATTCTTCTTCGGACCATTCTAAGTAAGGTAATGGTTTTTTACGTTTTGGTATGTGTATTACTGCTAAATCCGATAATGGATCTTTACCAATAATTTCAACTTTATAAATATTCCAATCGTCTTTGTCATAAAATGCAAGTTTTAATTCATCTGCATTATGTATGCAATGATAATTGGTTACTATATGTCTTTTTTCATTAATAACAAATCCACTACACATACCAGATCCTTCTGGATTGCGTACAGAAAGGTTATTATTGCTCTTCATTAGTATAAAGACGGTAGCCGCCTTTACACGGTCTACTATTTCTTTATTGAGACCTGCCCATGCGATTGAAGCAACACAGAGGGCAAGTGCCACTGTGGTTAGTTTTTTCACTCATATCTCCTACTCGTGTCCTCGATTAAGGTACCGAACATGTTCGTTAACTTGTTCGCCACATCGTGTTAGACTGTACTTTCCGCAGAATTTCATAAAGTGAATTCCAACCATGGGAACCTTTTTTGGTTCAACCTCGTTGATACATCCTTCCAATGCTTCTCTTATGTTTTTGGGTTGGTTGGTCAAGTCTATCAATTGTTTGTTTTCTAAATAAGCGTCTATTACTTTACGCTCGTTATTGTCATGGTCAACCCAACGTTGTAACATTAAGTTATTCCATGCAAATCCTTTGCTATTTCTATCGTCAAAAGCCTCTAATAGCCCAATTTGTTTTTTCGTACTCTTTGTACGTACACCTGGGTAGGCTGATTTAACATTATCAGATGAATCGCCTCTCATACATTTTTCGAATAATAACCATTCAGGATCAGGTGTATCTTTAAGTTTATTTCCTTTATCATCAAAATAACCTTCCAATTTAATAAGGTTATTTGTTATACCGTTGTATATTTCAACATTAGGATTAATTAATTGTAAATAATCACTATCACTGCTTACGATAACATGTTTTTTATCTGGAAACTTTTGTGCCCAAGCCGCAATTAAATCGTCTGCTTCCATTTCGGGATGGTGCAATACAGTACAATTTGATTTACTTTTAAAAAATTCTAATGTATCGTCCAATGCATCAAAAAGCATCTGTACTTCTCGTAATTCTTTAGTTGATGCTTGTGCTTGTAATTCTTTGCGGTTTGCTTTATATATTGGATATACTGTTTTACGCCAACTTCGTCCTTCCGACGCAATAATAACATGTCCGCCAAACTTCTTGCTGACATAATTTATACTGGAAAATAGAATATGTAAACACATACCTATTTTTGTTTCAACATCTGGTCCTCTTGACACATGTTTTGCTCTATGAAACATGTTATGTAAATCTACAAGAATGTAATCAGTCATATTATTATCCGTTTGCATAAATTGATCTACAAAGTTCTGTTAACCATTCATCAATTATTTCCTCGTCATTACCTTCGAACCCATGTTCTTTAAGGTATCTAACAAAGTCATTATTCCAATCTAATTCAATAAAACCTTTACTTGGGTCATCCGGGTTAAGATTTAAATCTATAACTTTAACCCACGGTTCACCTTTTTTATCCGCCTGTAATTTTTCTTTTGCTAAATCAGCATCCATTATTGGAGCCGGCAAAACTTTAGGCTTATCCTTTTTCTTTTTAAAAATATCTTTAAGTCCCATTGTCTACGTTCCCCATGCATTGCCAAAAAGCCCTACATGTAGTCGAGGACTGAACTTAAAGCCATTTGCTAAACTTACATCAGCAACCTGTCGTTCAGTCAGGTTTAATGTTTCTTGTGTACCCCCTACTGGCATAAGATATACTGGAGTACTACTTGGTAGTTTATATTCGTTAAGTGCTTTTTTAACATCATATAAACATTGTTCGTCTTGGACAACGAATTTAAAAAACAATTCGCTATTCTTAACCTTTCCATACATATTTACCACATCTGGTCTAATGGCTTTATCCCAAGGTTCACCGCTAATGCTTAGTTTTGCTGAACAGGCAAATGTTGTATAGAAGTTAGAGTTTTCAAGAAATTCTATAAATTGAGGTCTTAATTTTTGAGTTCCGTTTGTTTCAAACGTAATATGTTTTAAATCTTTTAACTTTTCATCACTGAGTAATTCTGGAAGTTGTTTTTGCCACATAAGTGGTTCTCCTCCAGTAATAACTAGATGTATATTTTCCCATTGTTTAGTTGGTGTAATGTCGATTAGTCGTTTTGCAACTAATGATGCTTCTTCGTAGGTTGTTAAATGCATGTATTCTTTTGCCCAAGTGGCACTAGAATCACAACCTATTGCTGGTACTGGTAAGTCATTAAATGATTTGTATTCTTTTATCTTTGGATCAATTCGATGAGGCATCCATTCTTTTTTAATCCAGTTATTTGGATCCCTGCCCTGTCCAAATCCTCTACATTCAAAGTTACAACCAAATAATCGCATAAAAACACTTGGTGTTCCTATCCATTTGCCTTCGCCTTGAATACTATAAAAAATCTCGCTGAATCGTATCATGCATTATTTCGTTAATAAGATTGTTTAATGTGATATTTCTGCTATGAGCTTGCTTTGTTAAGTATAACAGATTTATATCCGAAAGGTCAATCTCTATTTTGCTGGTGTTTGAACCAATAAGAAATTCTGAAGTATGTTGATCGTACATTATTTCGCCTTCGGATGTTATGTTATTTGCGTTAATTGTAGTCGCTTGTTCCATGCCTTCCTTTTCTTTTTTTAGTTTTGCTTTTTCCTCTTCTTCACGTTGAAGTTCAGGTAATCTTTCCTTGTACCACCAGTCTGCGGTGCTTCCCATTCTTTGTTCCTTATAAAGAATAGATAGCCCAAAGGCTGAGCGCCAGGACGCCCACCTGGGCCCCCAGACTACCTAAAATCGTTATGGATTCCTTGTCACTGAATATGCAAGTGCTCCATCGGGATAGTTTCGAATACCATTGTCATATTGCTTACGGCGTTCTATTTCTTCTCCTATTTCTTCACGAAATTTTAATTCCTGTTCACACCATTCTTTTACTTGTTTTATTTCTGTGGTGTTTAAATTTTTAATATCAATTGCCGTCATACTAAAACCCCATTGCCTTTTCTTCGGCTTTAGAATAGTAATCGTGTACTTCTGGGTCTGCTTCTACTTCTTCTTTGCCGTCTTCTTGTATTAGTATTTTATCAAGAGATCGAGTAGTTTCACACAAATCACTTTTAGCATCAAAATTGATACAGTCTTCGTCGTCCCAATCATAACAGTCAGCGGCATCATCACATGCTTCTTGCCATGTTTCCGCATCGTAGTATGTTTCTAATTCTATCGGTCCGACATCTTCTTCTTCGTCGTCATAAAGCCCTGAGGCTTCCCATATAAACCTTACTCTAACCATTGTTTTTTTCTACATGATGTTTATGCAAATATGTAAAATCTCGTTCTAATTCTGCTAGTCTTAATCTGAGATGTACTATTTGATTTTCAAGTTTTTCAACTTCGGCTTTCGTAGCCCACTTTCTATTTAGTGATGTGACTTTATCTTGGTATAATTTATGTACGTCCTCTGGCCGAGGAGTTGGTTTGCTGAAGAATCCTTTTTTCATGATGGGAACCTCACTCCTTTTTCTTCCATTGCTTCATGAATAATATCCCTTATACCTTGTAAAGTTTCGTCAACTTCTTTAAAATCATGATTATCATATTTAATCCAATCACGGCATTGTTGATCAATATCCCATGCAATTAATGCCCAGTCCATTGCTTTAGATGCAACATTAAATTGTTCTTCATCTTCAGGTAAATTAAATGTTAGTTTTGCTTTCATGATCCACCGAACCCTTTCATGCCATTTAATAATGATAGAAACTCTTGTTTAATATGTGGGAATTCTCTAAAGTCGCCTCGCATTACCGAAGTTGTCATATCACTTTCGTGTTCTTTAACACCTCTATGAGTTAAACACATATGTTCTGCTTTAACAATAAGTGCAATACTTTCTGCGCCTGTTTCTTCTTGTATAACATCTGCAATTTGAACAGTCATTTCCTCTTGTATTTGCGGTCTGCTTGCAATCCAATCTACCAGTCTATTAAACTTGCTTAATCCGATAACATTTTTTGCTGGCTTAATACCAACCCATGCATTACCAACAATTGGTTGAAAGTGATGGGCACAAGTACTTCGTATTCGTATTGGACCTGTTATATATAATTCGTCGTAATCATTAATATTTGGAAATGCAGTTATATCTGGTTTAGGTTCGTATCTACCAGCAAAGATTTCACGTACCATCATTTTTGCTACCCGCTTTGCAGTTTCTTGAGTATTATGATCGTTTTCTGTATCTATTTTTAATGCTTCTAGAACTTTTTGAAAATGTTTTTCAACATCACGTTGCATTTTATTAAGTTCTTTATCTGTTACACTGACTGTTTCGTTACATCTAGCCATTTATCCATTCCTTTATAGTGTTAAGTGTTTGCTCGTCTTCTATTGATTTTACAATTGGTGTACCATCGCCTTGTCGATGAGTGCCTTGTCGTGTTATTTTAAATTCTACATGCTTAACACCGAGGTTATTGCATATTTGTTTAACCTTAGGAATTTGGTGCCAATTATGCTCCCATACTAAAAAATCCCAATGGGCATATCCACCGGCATTACAATATGATGTTAAGTTATTCCAAATATTATCCCAACTAGTTCCATATCTGTAAATATGATTTGTGTCTTCTAATCCGTCTATAGAAAATACAATTTTTAAATGAATATTAGCAATTCGTTTATAAAACTCCGGGCTTCTAAGACTTCCGTTTGTGTTAATTTTTAAATGAAGTCTCTGACATACATATTCAATGAGCTCCTCAATATCTGGATGCATCATTGGGTCTCCTCTAGTACCACAAAATACAATAGATTTGATACCAGGAAAATATTCAATAGCATTATCAATACATTGTTTAATTTTAATAGTTGGTGTATGAATAAGTTTAAGATCTTGACGTGCTTTTCTTGTATTATTATCTGTGCGATTACACCCCGAACATCCTGCGTTACAATGTGAAGTAATTCCAAGTTCAAGTGATTGAAGAGACCTTTTTGTTGTTAGTAATTTGGATCGATTCCTTTTCCCCTTTTGGTAGTCCAAATCCATGTTTTTCAACTTCGATTTACTACAATTCCTTTTACATATCCATGAACATTTTGTTTCATCATCCCAATGTTCATAATTAAAATGTGTCGTAAATGCATCGTGATTGAATACTTCATCAAATGATTTATTTTGTAGAGAATTCCAATCTTTATCTAATACATTTAAAAATTCATCCCGGACTGCTTTTCCTCCGCTCTCAGTTTTGTTATAGGAATTGCTAACAAACGGACACGGCCATAAACGTAAGTTCTCGTCTATTTTTACTAAGTTCCGTGTCTTGCATTCTGGGCTCATATATATTATAACATCTTTCTTTACTCTTGTAAAGATATATTTCGTGCTTCAAATGGTGCATCGGATTCTTCAGAACAATATTCTTTACAAAGTGGCGAACATTTACTATTATTCCAATGTCTATCATTAAAATGTGTCGTAAATGCTTTATGTTTTAGAATCTCTTCTAATGTATGTGTATTTAGAGAATTCCAATCTTTTGGGAGAGAATCAACATAATCATCTCCAGTTTTCCCTTGTCCTTCGGCATTAGCAGTATCATAATAGCAACACGGCCATGCTCTTAAATTTTCGTCGACTTGAATCTCTCCTTCGTCAATTATTTGGCACTTAATACTCAATCATTTTCTCCACTGCTTTTTTAATATCTTTACCAATTGGCGTACAATACGAATTGCCTAAGGATACTATTTTGAAACCAACTTCTTCAATACCAAGTTCTTTTGCTTCTTTTTTTACTCTTGGAATTTGGTGCCAGTTGTGAGACCAAACCAAAAAGTCCCAGTCTACCCAACCATCTGCTTTACAAAATGTAGTGAAGTTTTCCCATATTGCATCAAAGTCTAAACCTATTCTATACATGTGATTAGTATCTTTAAACCCATCTATTGAAAATATAATGTTACAATTAGGTCCGTGCTTTTCTGCTATACGTTTATAAAAATCAGGATTACGAAGACTGCCGTTGGTGTTTATACCAACTTTTCGGTGAGAACAAACTGCATCTATTAGATACTCAATATCTGGATGCATCATTGGGTCGCCACGTTCGCCACAAAATCTAATGTACTCAACGCCAGGAAAGTAATCGTTTTTTTCAAATACTTTTACTAACTTCCTGGCATTAATATGAGTTGGCGTTAACCACGGCCATGCTTGTTGAACATCTTCATCTGTGCGAGGACAACTAGGACAGGCGGCATTGCAATATGTTGTTATACCAAAATCTATCCATTTTTTTTGTTTGTTCCAATCAACCATGTTAATATTTAGGTACACTTACATTATTTCTGTACCTATTTCCGCCTCTCCAATATGGCGAACTGCTTGGCTTAGCAAACTTTGGAAGTTCAAGTACATCAACAGTTCTATCGATAGTTTTGTTTTGATAATCGCTTACTTTACCAACCCATTTGGGCGGAATATCATAACTTAGTAAATTCTCAAGTTTACTTGTTGCATCGTCTAGACTCCATGGTATATACATTTGTTCTGCATTATTTGCAAATACTTCTGGAAAAGATCTATAAGCAGGAAACAATGTCATTGCTCCGAGTGTATCTGCTTCACTAACTGTATTGCTTACCCAATCTTGTAATGCACAATTAAATAGTACTTTTGAATTTGCTAATATATCGTAATACTCGTCTTTTTTAAGATTGTCGTATATTTTTATTATACCAACTTTTTCTAATTCTTTAGCACGTTGTAAAAGTTTTGGATCATTACTACGTAATGGACCTCCACAACAAATTGCAAACTCGGGTAATTCTGGTGGCTCCGCTTCTTCACTGTATAAGCCTTTTTCAGTAGACCATCTTTCTGCTAAGTCCATATAAAAATTTGGTTGTTTCTCTTGGTCCCAGCGAGCCGCAAATACTATTCTATTTGCTCTTTCACGCATAAAATAAGGACGAGCACCTGTTCGTAAACTTACTTCTTCTTTACCGTATGGTAAGCCAGTTACAAATGTTTCTGTTCTCCATCCTGCTATTTTAATATGTGCAACCATTTCTTCGCTTGCACAAAGAACACCATCGACAAATTCACTAACCATTTGTTCATACTTGCTCATCCAATCATACATACCCCAAACATGTACAAAATCATCAGGATCAATTGTTTGTGCAAGACATCTTACATAAACTCTTGGTCTTAATTCGTTGGGAATTTGATTCATGATGTATGGTAATGATTCAATTCCGGGTTGGAACATATCTTCAAAAAATATTACACTATCATTGTCGACCTGACCTTCTCGCATCATTTTAACCAAACTCATCATTTGGCTCATAGCAAAGTATGAACGCCCGTGGGCGTCTAATACTTGTCCTGTTACTATTGCTTTGGAATTATCTAGTGTTTCACCGGGAACAATTACGTATTCAAGACTACGTTTTTTAAATACTCGTTCGTTCCAGTCTTGGAGTTGTAGGGTATACCTACCTTCATAGGGCTCGAGACCCATGTAAAATAATTTATTCATAATGCCTTTATTTGCCTTGTACCTTGGTTGGAGAAACCTCATTGTATTCGACCCGACAGCCGTTTTCTCCATCCTCTGATACTTCAATTACTAAGTTGCGACCTGGATACTTATTTTTAATATATGCGGCCAAGTCATCTGACATCATTTCGCATGATTTATAATCGAGTTGTATAGTTCCTTCTGAATATAGTGATTCTAGTTCACGTTTAAACAAAATAAACTCTACTTCTCTATCGTCATGCCAAACCTGTAACTCTACTCTAAAATGAAATATATGTCTGTGTTCGTTTGCGAGAAATTCTACGCCTGGTAAATCAACAGCACCCGGATACTTGTGGATGCCTTCTTTACGAAATGTTACCCATATGTATCGTTTGTCCATATAATACATTACTTTTTTTCAAGATCGATGTCAAAGTGTTTTGCAAAACCTTGTGCAATTTGATATATTTCCCATAATTTCCAATCCAGTGCTTCGATTGTTTTCATGAGTTTTTGTTTTTCGTTTATAGTCAGGGCACCTTCTGATAAATCATCTATACCTTCATCAGTTTCTGGATCATCGATTAATCTAATTTTTTTAGCCATATTTCCTTTTAGTTGTTAAGTGGTTTATCATTGGCAAACTGATCCCATGTAGTTAGGTTATCAGTAGTTAGAACGTCTTTCAAATCAAAGCACCAAATGCCTTTATTTGTTTGACGGTTTATAGACATGTCGTCTATTTTTATATTGAAGTTCTTATTCTCTGTATTTATATTTGGTATTGGAATGCTTAATTGTGGAATAAAAAGTTCGTGTATCCACAATTCTTTCATTTCTTGTTTTAAGTAATTAATATCCAATTCATAAAAATTTATTGATACTGCTAAGTTGTTATCAATACATGCTTTAGTCATATTATACCATCCAGTCATTAAATGGCTGTATGAATGATTAGCACCTAAATATACATGCATTGCTTTATGACTTAATGCAGTATTAACAATTTCGCTTGGATCTTGTACTCCAATAACAAATAATGTTTTAAGTCCTTTTGCTTTAGTATTTTCTATTTCAATGCCAGTAAAGAATTTTGGTTCAGTTTCCGGCCAGTCGTGTGTAAGTCTAGTCATATATTATTATAACACAGATTTCCAATAATAGTCAAGTGTTTTTTTGTTTTTTTATTATGTTGAAATTTCTAAAGCAATAATGGTTTGTTCTAAACTTAAATATATGTTTAGGCATAGGTTCTACTTCAAGCCAATTTGCAAAATTAGTAAATTCCTTATAATTGCTTTTAAGTATTATCTCATTATAATTAAAATCAAATAAGTCTATATTATTGCTAGGTTGAGTGTTGGCGCCTATATATTCGCGGTGAATAGTCTCATGTTCACGAGGTCCATTTTTAACAGTATCTAATTGTTGACAGTATACCATGGTTTCGTCATCTTCTGTAAACACCCTAATAACCTTATTACTTGGTCCAAGTTGACTTTGATTTAATTCCTTAACCGAAACATGACATTGTTGTATTGAAAATAAAGATGGATCAAGCCATTCTTGCAATTTAAGTCCTTTAAATATGTAATCATTGTTTTTGACATTTTTATTTATTAACTCGGTTAAATTTGATTCTGGCGAAGTATTATCTTCAAAAGCACATTGTATGCCAACGTATCCATTAAACTTATCTATTAAAATGGTTTCCCACCCTGATTGATTGTTACAACTATTAAAATAAAAAGATGCTAATGAAATTATAAAATGAGCACCACAACCACCTTGTTGGGTTAATATCACAACCTTATTATGTTCTTTGGGATAGGACGTCATTAATACCCGTTACAAATTTTTTCGCGGCACGTTGATATCTTGGTTTATCGTGTGTACGTAATATTGAAAAAAATGTTGGATTCTGCTTATCACCTTTTGCTAAGTGATCACGTATTTGAGTAGTTAGATCTTTGTTTTCTTTGTAATCATTTATAAACTCACCAATTTCAGATTGTATTGTTGGATCATATTCGTTTGGACTTAGGTAATAATTTTTCTTGCCTGCATGATATCCTGGTAATGCTTTATTTTGTCCTGTTGAAACCGGATCACCTACTCCGACTGTTTGTCTAGTTTTATCAAGTCGTCTTGCAGATTTTCTTTCATACCTATCTTTTTTAGAATAAACTAAACCTATTGATTTATCTTGTACAAAATGCATTAGTTCGTGACCCAAATCATATTTCATAAGTGTCATCATGCCCGCAATATCATCCTTAATATCTTCTATATTATCTTCTTCATCTGGATCTTCTAAAGGAGTGTCAAATGTGTATTGTGGCAAGTATGCATTTATTGATGCCCATTCCGGATCGTATTCCATTTTTACTGCCGCTTTGGGAAGCTCTTTGGTAACGATAAAAAGTAGTTGATCAAAGTCGGGTTCTGGTTCTGGATACCCATCTGGCCAATCAACTATAATCTCTTCGAATGAGGCTTTACTTGAAGCACCTTTGTTTATTATTTTACTATCTTTTACAAACGGCACACCATACTTTTTCATCATTGCTTTGGCCGCTCTTTTATGTTGCGGATACTCGGCATGAGCATGAAAGTAATAACTTAATATGTATTTTGTCATTACCTTATCAAATTTCTCATATACTGATGGCGGATATTTAATAAGTTTTTCTAGTAATAAATCATTCAATTGCATAGTTATATTTATTTGGTATCCCTTGTCTAGCATGAATGTAAGGAATATAACTAAGTTGCGAAGTTATATACATCATAGATGTTATAATAATTATGTAATAGAATAAACACTCTTTCATTTTGTTTGTTCCTTTTGAAATTCTGCTAGTATAACGAGAAGACGTTCATATTGTTTTGGTGTTAGTTTTCTTAACTTTTCAATACTTGCTCCATCGAATCCCATCTTGTACATTTCACTATGACCTATTGCTTTCATACTGTTTGTTCTAGTTCTTCAAGTTGATCATCATGCTCGTCAAATGCTTCGCTATCATTATCAGTACCAGCATCTTCTGTATCAAATAAATTTGTAAATGTTGTTGCTGAACTTTTACGTAATCTACCCTTACTAAATTCAGATAAGAACGGAGTTGCTTTTTCAATTACATCCATTGGTGTTTGACTACGAAATACTTCTTTAGCAAGTTCTACAAAGTATATTACATTACGTGGAACCCAAGTGTCATACTCGTCCTGTCCTTTTTTAACTTTAGACCATTGTGTAACTGGCGGTTGGTGTAATGAGCATGCCATATCCGCTAATGCATTTGCTCGTTGTACACTTTCAATATGTTGATACACGTTGTGTCCCATTTGTAAAAAATACGAAAAAGAGTCCCAACTTGATTTACCCTCTTTACCTAGTTTATTTAAATCTCCAGGTTTATACCAGCAAACATCGCCCATTGTCATACGTTCTGCTATTGGACTATTCCAAGGTAATGGAATTTTACTACCACTTAATCGCTTATCGTCAATCATTTTATCCATAATATAACTATTACGATCATTTCTATGTACATGTTGTGTGTACATTTGTCCATGTGCGGTTGCAATAAACGGACTTGCACAATCATATGTAACAGTAAAATCTTCGTTAATAGTACTTCTTATTTCACGTTGTAGTGCAGTAAGAGCAACACCAAATTCTAACTTGGATGAACCTAAAAAGTGCATTAAATCACGTTCGCCCTTTTCAAGTAATTTTTCGTCACGTAAATTAATAAGCCTGCGTAATATCAATTTAAAGTCTTGCATGTTATTACCGCCCATTCCCCAACCTTCAAATGGAAGATTTTTAACTTCGTTATACCAAATATCTGCTTCTACATTATCGGAGCCTTGTAAAACATTTAAAAATTTTGTTTGATGTTTTCGATGCTTCATGAAGAAAGCATTATTATATATTGTGCCGTCTAAACAATCTCGAAAACTATTCAATCCTGTTCTAGCATTTAATGGAGGCCTGGCGGCCCAAGTAGGTATGTCTAGTATCATTGAATAATCGGCAGTATGTTCTAACCAATTAAGTAGTTTGGTTCTAACTGTATCAGCACTACCTTCATAAAATTTATCCCAATCAAATTTAATAATACCTTTGGCAATTTGAAAGCCACCGCTATCGCCTATTATAAGTGTATTATTTCGATCACGTTTTTGTACCATACTTTCACTAATATCGCTTTTTGCAATATCTAGTTGAGCATGTCCTGCTGAATATAAAGCCCATTTATACTTAAAGTATCCTTTATCAGCATTTAAAAAATTCATACCTTCAATACCATTTTCAAACTCTACTGGTATTCTATCCTTAGGTACATATTCTTCGTGTTGTTGTTTGGATATAAATGCATTATAGAAACCACTTATGCTTGGTAAAAATACTGCATAATCGTTATTAGATTCTGTTAGGTTTTGTAAGGTCTTTGTCATGTTTTAATCTTTCTCCAACAATTCTATCATAGTAGCCTTTGTCCCAATATGAGTAATAATTTGTTTTGTTTTGTAACCATGTAGCCTTTTGATTAAGATCACTTAATGTTTGTATAAGGATCATTGCTAAACCTGGATTACCGTGTGTTAACCCAGCAATGTATCCTTCGCTATCGTCTGGATGTGATGGATACAAATATAAGTCTTGTTTGATTGCAAAGTCTTGCCATTTTTCGCAAAACTCATCTAACTGTTTTGATGTAAACTCTTTAGAATCAGTAACACATAATACAAGTTTTTTATGTGGTGGATAATTTTTAATGTAGCCTTCAGCAACTACGAGCGTATTTTTGCCATGTTTTACAAACTCAACCTCGCCCTTATCTAAGCCTATCCGAGCAAAAGGACACATCGGCATGCCCCCCATCTCGGGATTTGATTTAGTAACATGCTCTACTAATTCATCTAATTTTTTATCAATATTTTTCATTTACTCATCGCCGGTAATATATAGTCGTAGTTTGCTAAACCACTATCGATAGTAATTTGCAATGCACCTTTGTCGCTAAGTTTCATTACACAATTACCACTCATACCAAGTTTAAGAATACCTATAACTTGATTTAATGGCCATGACCAAGTTTGTGTAAGTGTACCTTCAACATTATTTGCAAAGATACGTTTACCAAAATGTCCACTACCATCAGCAGTACCTAATGTAAATACTAAATTTTTATTATCAGTACTTGCACTAAATGTCGGTTCTACTGTTCCGTAAATAGTTGCAACTTGAGCAAGCTCACTTACTTTTGGTTTTGTTGGTGTTACTGTTACATCCCAAGAAGCACCTTTAAACTTGACTGTTCGAAGTTGTTGATTTACAATTTCTTTGCTCATAAATCTATACTGATCTGTATTACCATATTGGTCTTCGAAAGTTAAACTCTCTGGAACTTCTTCACCATTCATATTACGAGTTTTTACTTGTATATCGGTGTCTGCTTCTTGATAATTATTTAGGCCTAATACGCCATTTAAAAACGTTAAGTTACCTAATCCAAATTCACCATTGAATTCACTTATGTTACTGTGAGTTGTTGCGTTTAAGATCACAGTTCTATCAGGATCCATTGCTTCAATTATAGTTGCTTTATCGTCTGAAGTGACTTTTGCAGATTCAATGAAACCAAGTCCTGCTGTATGCTTTACTATATCCAGAATTATATCTTTCATATTTGCCTTTATTAGAATGTTTACTTAAACATTATAACATGTTATGATGCTAAATGTCAAGTGTTTTAACAGAATAATCTATTCTGTTGAAGTCGTATGGACGACCTCGTGGGTTACTTAAAAAGTGTATACCATGCTCTTTTTCTTCCATAACATCATGCGAATGTCCGCTAATCCAATACTTAATTTTACTTGAGTATTTTTTTGCTATTGGCATAAATTTAGCATTACCATATAAACCATTTCTTACCTTTGGTCCGGGGTAATGAGTTGTACACATGGTTGGGTGTGCTACGACATGAGTAACAACTATTATTTTTTTCACTTTATCGTAAATGTTTTTGATTTGTTGTTCTAATTCGATTGCATCTTTTTTTGCAAGATATGTAAAAAAATGGCGAAGTATTTCTGTATCAATTTTAAACCCTTCTCGTAGTTTCCAATCCTCTAAACATTCTTCCGGGTCAGTTCCATCAAATGTATAATCCCACCAGCCATTACAACCAACAATACCAACATCACCTATTATGTTTTCTTGCATTGGAATATAATGTACATTTTCTAATACACCTATACAATCTATTAAATCTTCTTTTACTGCTTCTACATTTAATCTGTTTGGTTGAAACTCGTGATTACCATCAACAAAATACACATCTTTATATATGTTACCTAAACGTATAAGGCTTGTATATACATCATTCTCGTCGCCGGTTTCAATATAATCTGAAATGTCGCCGGCAATTAAAATATAATCACTTTTTCGTGTAGTAGTCCAGTTCCATCTTTGCTCGGGTTGCCAAGTATCTACATGTAAATCGGATACAAAGTCTATCTTCATATTGTTAAAATTTTGATATAAACCGTGATATTGGTTGTACAAATGGAAGTAATGCCACTGCCATTACTGTATTAACTCCTGTATGTATAAGAGCTACCTGTCGTGTAATGCCCGTAGGCATTCCATCACTAACTAATATCCCTGCGATCCATACTGTACCTGTTGTGCCTACGTTTGCTCCTAGTATTGCGGCTACTGCTGAGGGCAACGGCAATGTTCCTGAAGCGACAAGTCCTATAACTGCTGTTGTTGTAAGGGATGATGATTGCCAAAGAAGTGTACAAACAATAGATCCAACAAACATATAATAAGGGTTCCCTAAAAACCATTCAAGTTGTTCTAAGCGACCCATTGACTTCATTCCACCTGAGAACAGTTTTAATCCTATGTAAAATACTACCAAACCGATGAGGGTTTGCATAACAGGATTATTAAATTCCATAAAATTTTTACTCCATTTCTTATATTTCCACAAATCGTAGAGCTTTCTATGTTCCTTCTTCATCCAGGTATTTATGTACCTACGATCAATAAAGCAACTATCCAGCCTGCCATTCCGTATCGCATATCAGACCATGACCATTTATGGGGTGGGTTTTTGGAATCCCAAAATTCTTTTGCCACTGTAATAACTAAGCCTGATATAAGCAATGGTTTCCACCATACTGCTAATGTGGTAACACTAAATGCCCAAAAGAAATGTAATTGTTGTTCTTGGTATTTGTATAGTAATTGATCTAACTTATCTAAAAATTTTTTCAATAATAGCCTTTTCCGGGGATAATATGTCTAACGCCTCCTCTGGGATTTTCCATGTCCCCTTCATATCTTGGTATTAAATGCATATGCATGTGGAAAATTGTTTGTCCAGCATATGCACCAATATTTATACCAACATTCCATCCGTCGCATTCTACTGTTTCTTTATACTCATTTGCTAACATATGCATAAATTCTAAATCGTATTTGGTTAAATCAAACCAACTTTCTACGTGCTTGTCAGGTATAATTAATGCATGTCCTGGAGATACAGGATACTGATCTTTTATTAAAAAGCAGGTTTGAAATTCCTTTTCAAATCCTCGTATAATTCTATCTTCGGGTAGGTTACAAAATAAACAATCGTTCATGTGTTATCCTCTACAAATAGTTTAAAAATCTCATATTCACTCTGCATTTTAGGATTAAATTCTATATTTAAAGTGTCACATAACTCTTCAAAATTTATATTCATCATATCTACAATTATACAAGTATTATGATTTATAAAATGATTATTGTAAAGTTCAGCGTTTGATGGTTGATGCATCAGTACTTGGTTATGCACTTCGTTTCTATATTCATTATATCTATCAAGAGGAAGCAATTCCTTCCACGATCCGTGATATAGTGCTTGTAACTGCCAAAAATATAATACTCCTTGTTCTTTAAGTAATTCGTCAGCTCTGTTAAGATGTCTGGTAAGCATTTCATCTTTATATTCCGTATCTTTAAAATGATGATCATTACAATGGAACCACATGCTTTCACGAATCTGACTTGCATTAAACTCTCTTTTAAAATAAACATTTAACCAGAGATCAGTCATTAAGTCAGCATCTTCCATATATGTGTATATTTTAGTTAAACCATCACAAATCCATTCAGTTTTATGCTCCCATTGACCGTAGGCATTACCTACTACACCGAAATTATATTTTGTAAAACTTTTAACATGAGCAGTTAATTCATCTACATTGCGTTTTTCGTCCTCTTGAATACAAATCAAATCATGTAAAAAATCACCATTGGATTTATCAGATACATTAGGATGATGATTGTCCCATGGATCTGCATTGGTAGAATCATATAAACAAAAATTAGAATCAATTGTGTTACTTTGTTGAAGTATCCATGCTAGAATACTTGCTATAAATTGATTATTATAGATATAAATTAAGTTTTTCATTTACTATGGCTTGTCCTTTTTCATTTAAATGATTAGGTGATGTTCTACTATGAGTTGGATAATCTAATTGTGCGGGATGAAATTTATTAACATCTGGGTGTTTCATTATTTCACGTGGAAAATCGTTTCCTGCGTGTAAAAAATATTTATGGTCAACAAATTCTAATAATCGCGTTGCATCCATTACTAACAAATAAGAAAAAAACTTTTGAAAGTAGGGTGAAAAATATTTCTTACGATAATCTTGCTCGTTTTTTGATAAAGGTACAATGGCTGGATGACCGTCTTTCCAAAATGCATTAAACCTATTAGTGTTTGTCCAAAAGACTAAAATATAATTACAGTTATATCTGAGTGCCATTTTAATTTGCATGTAAATGTCATAATTACTAGCACCACCACGTGAAAAATTATCAAGTGATGCTTGTCCAGTAAATCTATTACACCACAAATCTTCGTTTGTCATTGTTGATTCTTTATACTTTGCTTCGTTTTTATTCGTACCTTCATACCTATCAAAATCTGTTGCATACGAGCAACCACAAATTGCTAATTTACATCCACTGGGCACTTTTGTATACATTATGCTACCTCGAATAAACTTTCAAATGTTGTATTTTGTTGAGTTGCTTTTAGATCCCAATCCATAACACTAAGTAAGTTACCAATCTTATTATCAATAATAGTTTCTTCCATTGCTCTGTGATCAAATGGCAAATCTTTAAACCATTGTGGTAAATGCAACTCGTCAATTGGAAGTGCAACTGATCGCATCTTCATTGGATTGTCTTTGAGTTTACATACAATAGTTTTCATGCCATCTATAACTTCCATACTAAATTTATCACTGTATGCTTTACGCAATATGTTCCAATTAATACCAGCCATAACATGCCCAACTCCACATCTACCTGTCTTATTATACTCTTTGGTATAATGTGTTATTCTATTAACACGCTTTGGTGTACCTTTTTCCCAACCAGGACGTTCCTTAAATTTTTCTCTAAACTCAGTTATCGTTTGCAATATTTCGTCTTCTTGTGTACCTTTTAATACAGATAATAATATATTTTCTAAAAACCTTTGCATAAACTCTGGTGTATCACTACGTTTAAGATCAAGTCCCATTGCTTTGAGTTTGCCATCACTATCAATATCTTTGCGATTGCCTTCTTCGTCGTATACTAAAATACCATATCGTTTTTTAGTAATAAACAATCCACGTTCTCCACATAACTCTCTACCTGCTTTAATAATAGCACCATTATCTCTTGTTGTATGAAATGCTTTGTTCATGAACTCAGGAAACGTATCATTAACTTGCTCACATATTGCATCATATACTTCGACTACTGTTTCTTTATTCCATTCAAGTTTACCATTATCTATATCTTCTTTCCATGGAATTGTTGCTGAAAAATAACAACTATCAGTATCACCATATATAATACCGTCACCTACATGATCATATTTGCCGGCAATAAATTCATTTACTTTACCAGCCATATGTTTAACAATGCTTCTACCGCAAAGTGTAGTACTTTGTCCTATTCTCATATCAAAAAATCTTGAACCCGGATTTAACAAAGCACCATACAAACTATTTAAGTTAATTTTCTTTACAAGTTGTCTCTTATCCCAAAATTCTATTTGTTCTTTGTTTTTGCTATCAATTGACTCTTTAAGTTTTACCTGCATTTGTTTACGTTCTGCATACCAACGTTCTAACAATCCTGGTATAATACCTTTTTCATCATATCTAAATATTACGCCATTTGCAGTTATACACCATGGTTTTCCACTATTAAAAACAAGTTCGTATACTTCAGCACCAGTTAATTTCATCCTATCGCCATTAACAAAAACAACATCTACTTCGTGTTCTTTGTCTTGCGCCATTACATATTCATATTCTAATGTTGAAAACCGTGGTAACCAAGCATCAGCAAAACTCATTTTCTTTTCGTCACGCCCATCAACACGACCTTCAATGTAGTTTTTTGTATAGTCTGGATCAATATGTGCAACAATAGTTTCTGGACTCATGTTTAATGCACGAATTGCAGACGGATACAGACTGTTAATGTCCATTGAACCAATCCAATCCCATAAGCCTGGTTTTGGATATGCTACATACGCACCTGCGGCTGTTGTTGCTTCTCCGTGATCTTTCTTATCTGGAACTTGAACACCTAATGCATGTGATTCATTAATAATTGCTTGATCACTAACTGCAACTGCACCTAACGTTGTTTTTAACAATACAGTATTAGCATGGGCAAGTACATTATGTAAATCTATATAGCGAAGTTTTTTATCTATTTTAACAAGCATTTCTGTATCTTGCCTGTTATAAGCAATAAACTTTTCAAAATCATTATTATATAATTGATCAAGTGTGCCTTCGTAAGGAACTTTATTTTCGCCAATTTCAACTTCGCCAATAAAGTCTAATCTATAAGAATGATGTTCGTGGAATGTATTTTTTCTGTACAACTGTAAGTAATCTAAATGTACCCGTCCTATTAAATCATATGTTTCTTGTAGTCGCCCATAATTTTCATATTCACGTTTAATTGGATATTTTTGCCACAAACAAAATTCTCGTGTACGTTCTTTACCTAATAACATTGTTACCCGATTAACTATATACGGAATATCATAACCTTCTGAGTTCCATCCGCTTAGTATATCAGCATCTTCTATTAATGCAATAAAATGATTTAACATTTCTTCTTCGCTACTGCAAAGAATTGTATCGTCAAATCTACTACAAATTTCTTCTGCTTGTGTTTTATTAAGTGTTTTGGGAGCAAGACAAAGTGTTACTAACTTGTCTATCCAATCAAGGCCTAATGTAATTGCAGTTATTTTAGCAAACGGATTAGACGGATCTGCATATCCTCTTGCACTATCAAAATCAACTTCGATATCAAAAAAACATGTATTAAGTTTTGCAGTCCTCCCGTCAATATAATTTTCACTTAAACATTGAAAAATAGGATTAATGTCGCTTTCAAATAACGTCTTGTTACTTAAAAGTTTACGTTCTTTCCTAAATGCTTTTGTGCTATTACATTGAACACGTTGCAACGGGTCGCCGTAAATGCTTTTAAATTTACCTCTAGGATCTGTATAATAGAAAGTATATTTTGCAGGGTAGGTTTTATATTCTCTTTTGACTTTTGTTCGTTCTACTACTTCAATACAATCTCTGTCTCTATCAAAAAATGCGTCAATATAGCTCATAGTTTTTCATGCATAACATATTTGTCTAATAAGTTTACTATATTTTCCTTGGGTTGTAAACCTAAAAATGCTAATATGCCGTGTAACGTTTCTTTCTTCATTACTTCACCAAGTGGTGTTTCAGGGCATCTATATAAATCATTATAAAAAACATTGTATATTTCCCACCAGTTTTCGTTAAATGACGGTGCTACAATATCTGTAAAATTTAAACCTAAGTACTCCAGATAACCACCAGGATAGTTAAAGTTTTTATCTAGTATTTCGTCTAGTTCATTTTTATTAGAATTAACATCAACTTCCCAACGTGTCAATTTGTTGTAATCAATTTTATCACCAACTCTAATTTTATTATTATAATTTTTGATTAGTGAGTTAATATTACCTATGTTTAAATCGGATGGTGTTTTAGGAAGTATTTTAATAATTTTAGCATTTTCAAAATATCTTAATGTTTGTGTTATATCCAAATGCAATGCAGTTAAGTACACTTCGTACCCATCTTCTTTTGCTCTATTTGCGTAAGTTGTTATTTCTTGTGCATGTTGTTTAGGATTTTCTAATTGCCAAAAATGATCCTGTTCTACTGCTTGTAATTCTATAGTATCAAAATCACTAATACATTTTCCACCATCGCCGAATTCAAGTTGCTTATCATTGTATAGATGATTATATATAAGTGTTGATAAAAAATCACCTCCCATGCCAACTGGTGCTTGTACAAATATAGTTGGAGTTTTAATTACATACTTTTCAAATAGCCATGGGTTAGTTTCCATATCAACTTCTGAACCCATTATTATTAAAAAGTCTTCAAATGTATTATCAAGTTGATGTACAAACAATTCAGGTGTAAACCAATGGTTTGCTGTCCACGGTTTATCTAAAAAATATCGGCCTCTTAAAAAATGATATAGTATTGCTTGAAAATACCTATCTAAATCATTGAGGGACTCAGGAATATCAACGCCTAGTCCCTTCATATAATTTGTAGTATTTTTGATAATACTGGTGGTGTCAATCATGCAGTTCTTCCGACTTGAATAAGAATATCTTCAAGTTCTTCCATGTCGTCTTTAGTCTTTTGTAATTCTGCTTTGTGTGCAACACGAATTGCTTTATTAAGTGTTCCGGGTTTCATGTCGAGTTCTTGTGCTACGGCTTTTACTGTATCGCCTAGCCCTTCACGTAAATCTTTAATTTCTTGAGATACTTGTACACCTTCGTTAATAACTTGCTTTAATTTAGCAAGATCAGTTTGTCCGAATGCTCTTGTCATAGTTCCTTTTGGAGTTTTTGCTCGCAGAATGCAAAGCAATATATAGTATAACATGTTAAGATTAACATGTCAAGTCTATTATATAGCAAATCCTGGCTTATAAACAGTACGTTTATTAATTCGTAAGGCTGTTAAAATCTTACGCCGATTAGTACCATCTCGTTTATAACTACAATGTACCCATCCGCTATGTGGATCGCCTTTCTTATAGAATTCTAATATAATTTGGTCCCAGTCTAAGTTTTTAGTAATCCATTTTGCTAAGTCGGGATTAGAAACTGAAAAACATTCTAAATCAACTGCTTCGCCATTACAATGCTGACTTCTTGCTGATCCACCTACTGCTTTATTAAGTGCTGGTGATCGATATCCACTATTGACTGTAACTACACCAAACTGTTCTCTAACTGGTTGTAAAATTTTATGAGTAACAACTGTCAAATTAATCAAATGTTCGGTACTAGGCCCGTTGTCAATATCTAACCTATCTGCCGTTGAACTTGCAGTTAACTCTTTTAGATTGAAATTTTTTGATATTTTAATTTTTTCACTCATGTTGGTATTTTAATTCCTGCTATGTTAAGTAAAGATCTGCCCATTGTAATTGCTTCATCAACTACATAATCGACATTCTCTTTAGGTATTCCAAATTCATTACATGCATATTCAAGTAACCCATCCCATTCTTCGTCAGTTAAATCTATAACTTCTGGTAATACGTCATCTATATTATCTATTGCTGGAGCCAATTTTTTTATTGGTTCAACAAAGTTTTTAGCATCCCATAAATCAATATCGCCATCTTCTAAACTTACTTGAACTGCTTTTATAAGCGAAAAAACAAATGCTAATAATTCTTTTACTTCTTTAATGCCACGTTCGTCTGCCATGTTACTCCTATTTGTTAAGTTGCTTTATTTTAGGCATTGCCCTAGATCCAAACCAAAAACTAATGATAGCGGCAAATAATGCTTCTGTTTGATCGTCCCATATTACTGCAATGGTTGCATTTAAATCACTACCATTTTTTATTGCTTGGTATACTAAAGTAATTTTAACACCAATAAATGTTAAAAAGAATACATAAGTTATAAACGGTCTTACGAATGCTCGTAATGAATTTATAAATCCTTTTTGATTTCCAAGAGCTGTATCATGTGCTAAAAGCATCTTTTGCTCTTCAAAATCTTTTTTCGCGGCAAATGTTTGAAGATCTAATTCAACTCCCTGCTTTTTTGCTTCGAGTTGGAGTTTAAGTTCTTCTGTTTTTTGTTTAGTTTCTTCTTTGCCTTTAAAATAATCTATTACGCTTGGGACTGCCGATCCGGCAAAGCCTAATAAACTTCCTAATACTGTAAGCATATTAACCTCTTTAATTTTCTGTTAATACAGATTTTTAAACTGTGTATTTTTTGCCATTCCAGACAAAATATTTAAGTGTCTTACCATTTTTTAACTTCATGGTTTTTAAATTAGCAGAATCTGCTTTTGCTTCAGCATGTGCTTGTTTAAATGTTCTTTGAACTAAGCCTACCTTCATCATTAACTTTTGTTCTGCTTTTGAATATTTACTATATTTTTTTCTTTTGGCTTTTATTTGTGCAAATAATTTTTCTTCGTCGTTATTAAGCCTTGTTTTGCCTTTTCCTTTTCCTACTGCAACAATCAATCCATTATCACCAATAAGTGGTTTTGCAACATTTTTATTTTTAGATGATTCAATAGAGCCCAATGCTTGTGATATTGCACTACTTACTTTTTTACCTGATTGTTTTGCTTTTATATTAGCCCCATTCTTTGTTGTAGTAGGTGGAACATTTACTAATGAAATATTCCTAGCCATAGCATTATGTTTTGCAATATCTTTTTTTGTTAGCACAGGCTTTTTAATTTTTGGTTTTTTATAATCTGCTTTTGCTTGAGCAACGGTATCAGGTTTAAAATCTTTTATATCGTTTGCTGGATTATACATTGGTTGTCCTGGAGTAGAAATACCACTTACTCTAACCATATTATTATTATTTTTACCCGTAAACTTATGTCGCGGACTTACATTTTTAAGAGCGTTAATTTCCGAAGGATGTAAGTTTTTAGTTCTTTTACCTAAGGATGTTTTTCCAGCAATTTTTCCACCGGACTTAGGTAAGTTATTTGGATCAACTCCTGAGATTTGCCTTCGTATCCTATCGAGCCATGTATTTCCCCAATCAAGCGGACCTTCTGATAATAATGCACCTTGTAAGATAGACGATTCGTTTGTTGCAATAAGAGCTTCACTTTGTGCTAATGTGCTGAATACATAACTTTTAAAAGCAGTCTTGCGATCATCTGGTGCAGTTTTCATTGCATCTTGTGCTTGTTCTATTTGGTTTTGTATTATTGCCATTCGGTCTCTTTGCCACGGTGCTAGTTTTTTACTCCTACTTGGTGCTGATTTAACTTCATTGTATGCAGTATATAAATCATCAAGTGCATTTTTAAAATCTGATTTAGTATTAGGGCCACTTGCAATATTTCCTGCTTCATCAAACGAAACAGATAATATAGTTTCTTCATTATCATAAGATGAGTTCCAAATATCTTCGTTACGTGCCGCTAATGCTTGCGGACCTTTATCTAATTGTGCTTGGAATTCTGGGTTTGCAGTTACAAAATGTTGCTGTTGTCTTCCGGCATCTTGTTGTGCTTGTAGTTCGGGTAATGTTGTTTTTGTTGCATCGTTACTAAACAAATGTTCAATTTGGTCTATCTTTGAATCCATTGGTGCATTTGATAACATAACTTGCGACATTTGTTGTAATGCTACTTGTCTATGCCGACCTGCATCGGATACATCTCTTTGAGTAGGATCCATTGATTTTTGAACCGCTCTTGTTACTGCATATGCATCATGTCCCCATAATGCTATGTTAAGTCCTGGTATAAAAGATAAAGCAATATATTTTGAACCTTTTGTAGCGGCAATTTTAAGAGCCTGTTTAATTGTATTTTTACTGGCCGTTGTAACAATGCCCATTTTTTCAAGAGCTTTTTTTGATAATGCTTGTTTTGAAATTCTTCCAGCATCATCACCTATAGTAATACCTTGAGCCGAAGGCGGAGTAGCAAGTGAACTTCCTGAACTAATTTTTATTCCGTCGCCTGCTTTTTTCACAATTTTTTCAGCCTGTGCTTCTTGTTTTAAGGTTTCTTTTGCATTAAGAGCGGCTTGTGAAGGTCCCCTGTTCACTTGATTCGCAGTCGGCAATCGCGGATCTAACTTTGTTGGATTTGCTATTTCTTTCGCTATCATTGCATCAGTAATTCCTGTTACCTTGCCTTGCCTTGCTAGTCTCTCAATAGCGGCTTTTTCTTCACGTGCATATCTAGCACGATATGTGGCGTCTGATGCACCCTTAATCTGCCTTGCTCTTTCTGCTTCTGCATCTAGCCTTGCTTTTATTTCAGCAGGAGTCTCGGGCTTTGGTGGTGCAAATCCTTTTTCGCTACCATAATTTCCTTTGTATGCTTTAGTAATAGGCTCTGATTTTGGTTTAGTAATAGGCTCTGATTTTGGTACCGTATCCTTTGGACCCCATTTAATTCTATCTTCTGCGGCTTTTAATCTTTTTTCTAAAGCAGAAAGCTCTTTCTTTTCAGCTGGACTACTGGTAGTGGTTTTCTTATCTGCAATGGCATCAAGTTTTTTCTCGATGTTATTAAGCCGTTTTTGTGTGGCTTCATCATTATTATAATAATTATGTGTTACATTCTGTGGTTTCGGCTCTCCGTCCCATTTGGGCGATAGAGTAGAAGTTGATTTTACGTCAGGTACAACTTCCGGTTTCGGCATTGTTTTATTAATCTTGTTAATTTTTTTATCACGTTTATACTTGTCTCTACCACTAAGGTAGTCAATAACATTAGCCGGATGAATCCTTATTCGTTTATTCTGTTTAATCTGATACTCGAGGTTTGCTATATTTTTCTTAATAGTTGCAATTCTTGTTGCATCTTTAGTATTTTTAAGTTCGTTCTTTGCATAACCAAGTGCATCTTTTGCCCTGGCTAAGTTTTGCTTTTTACTGCTGAATGCTTTTGGTAAAAGTCCTGTACCAGGAATATTAGGACCTCTATATCCATAATAACCACCGACGCCCGTACCTGCTACATTAAGTCCTGCACTATCCCTATCAATTTTATTTGCAAGTTCAGAACCACCATACGCACCCCCGACTGTGGTAGCGGCCCGTGTTGGTACCGAAAGGGCTGTACCAATTCCTGCCCTAATAGGCCCTTCATAAAGATGGGATTCATTACACAATTCATTAAACGGGTTGGTGTCGCCTAGGTTGTTGATTCTCTCAATTTCTTTTTGAGCATCTCGTAGTTTCATTATTTTCTCGTTGCAGATTCCATCGGTGCTGGAACTGGTGCTTCCATTTCTGGTTGAGCCATCATTCCGCTTGTGTCACTTGCATTTAGATATTCCATATAATGTTTTACAGAACTCAATCTATCCGCGGCTTCAGTGATTTTTGCTTGTATCCAAGGTTCTAAATCTTGGTTATCAGTGATCATTGCATGGAGTTCAATAGCATATTTTGCAGATTTATATAACTGCTCCTTTGCCATCCATCCATCATCATCAGATGCATCTAACACACCTTCTGCTAAGTTCATTTTTGTCATGTTATGCGCCTTATCATTTTTGTCTTTTTCTTTTTCTTGCCTTTAGGAGTGAACAATTCACCCGTAACAGAGGCAATACTTCCAGAACTAGTAGTTTCGTTAACTGTATTTATTTGATTTTCTTTATATATCATATTTGCTAATGCACCTAAGCCGTCTTGAAATTCGGCTATTACTCTTAATACTTTTTCGCTAACATTAACATATGATCTTACATAAAATATTTTTAGTCTATCTGTTCCTAAACGTTCTTGTAATTCGGGATCAGTTATATATCCGACTAAAAATAAAGCAGGGCGTTTATTGTTATCTTCTGGTACTGACCATGCTCTAAATTGTAATTTTGAAAATAACTCTTCCATTTGTTCATTAAAATTTATTATCATATACGATGGTTGTGCTAAATTACCCCCAAGTGAAACAACGGTAACACCTTCTTCGTGTTTTGTTGCTTGCCCTTTAATACCAGCATATATTGTTTTATAAATTTCAAATTCACTTTTATCATTTGTTGAATTTTTATTAATATGATCTGCAACTTTAGCAAATATTTGCTTTAGATAATCTCGCATTTCAAATCTATCTTTAGGTCCTTTTTTAATTTCTGATGACAAATCAACTTTAAATAGTCCATTAAGAAAATGTGCTAAGTCTACCTGGAACTCTCCATTGTCAATTTTAGATTGTGATCTAGCAACTTGTCCTATTCGTTTTGAGTTTGCTTTTAAACTAATACCTTTAAATGATTTTCCGTCTACAAATAATTGGAAATCTACTTTAGTTCCTTTTTGATCTCCTGTACCCATTGAAGACGCTTCTATATTATTGGTGTTAGGATCGTTTCTTGCATAGTTCATAGCATCTAAAAAGTTTTGATTTTCACGTAGATATGTAACTGAATCTAAGAAGTATGCCTCGAGTATTTCAGTTATTAACCCATCTTTAAAATCTTTAACAACTTTATTAAATGTTGCTTTGTCTACTGAAACAGTAAGAGTAAAGTTATCTGGTTTTCCTTTAGGAGTTGTATATTGTATTTTATCTGTATAAGTTAATACTGGAATATTGCCGGAGTAATCTATAGTTGCTTCGGACATTATTATTTTAGCATGATCTATGTTAATATCTTCGTCCTGAAACATAAATGTCGCGGCGGAAGCAACTCCCATCATAAATTCTGCCGCATATCCTTTATTGTATTTTACACCTGTTTTTACATTGTTCTTTTCTATATCATGTAAATCAATTTCACGTGTATTACCATCAGTATCTTCAACATTAAATTTTGCTCTTCTTATAAATCCATCTTTTTTATCAACAGGCTTTTTAAGTTGACCGTCACTATTAACAAATTGATTAAGTTCGGCACCAGTTGGAGTATGTATATCTCCGAAGAGTTCTTTGTTAATTGCTTGGATTGCCATAGGATCAATTGTTACTACTGATCCATCGTTAAGTTCTATAGGCACACCTTTTGAAATTTTATCGTATAAATTCCAAAGGTACTTTCCTTTATACTTTCTTATTTCGGGCCAACGTAAAGTCACTTCATTTAACCGTGTTCTAAATAATCTCATAAATGTGGTACCTGAAAATCATCTGGAATATTTCTTACTTTACAATACTTCTGTATAAGAGAATCCCAATTACTACTATTTAACCTCGTACAATATTCGTGTGTAGGTTCATTTATTTTATGATAATCTTGTATTGCTTTTAGCATATAGTTAGAATGTGGCTTTGTCAACCTACAAATATCAAAAACTTTCATTACTTCAAATATATCAAATATTTTACTTTGCCACACAATAAAGTCATAATTAGTACTTTGAATGTCTCTTACTTGAGATACATGTTGTTTTACTAACTGTGCCGCGATTTCATCGTATGTTTCTTGGTTTGTACCTGGTGTTTCTGTAGAACCTGGATCAAACTCCATAACTGAATGGAAATGTCTGTGTGTGTAGTTAGGCATATCCCAGTATGGTCTGCCAACTAAGTCAACAATTTTACTATCTATTATTTCCTGCGAATTCATGCAATTAACATATATGCATAAGTCTGTTTGATCTGTTTTTAAGTTTTTCCATGCTTTAGTAAATGTTTCTAACTTATTAAGATCACATTTAAATTCTGGAGGCCCGGGTCTATCAAATTTCCTATATAAACTGCCAAGCGGTTGAAACCGATCTAATGTAGCAGAATCTTCGGCCCTGTAATGTGTTCCTAAAAATCCTGTATACATAGTCCATTGTGTATTACTTGGTTGCGGGCAATCAGGACTATGATTTAATAACCAAGCAAGAAACTCGCCATTGCTATGTCCCGGACATGCTATAACAATTAATTGTTTATCCATTTATATAATTCTTCTGCTATGACTTTGTGTCCTTTTTCTGATGGGTGAAAATCATACATTAAATCGCCTGCAACTTTATGATCATCTTTAAGCGGTATTGTCATTTCTTCCCAGTCCCACACTTTTTCATCGCCTGCTTTCCAAAATATGTCTTGTATCATAGGTTCTTTAGCAACCATACTCCAGTCAATACCGTTGTTTATATTAAGTGTTTTAATGTTGCTTATATAGTGTTTTAAATAATGTGCAGGATGACACCAAGCAGGTTTTACATAATAACGTATTCCTAATGCTCTACATATCATTTGAAATTGTAATATTTGTAAAAAATTTCTACTTACTTGTTCAACTACGCAATGTTCTTCTTTTAGATATGCTTCAAGACATGGCATTAATTCAGGATACTTGCCATCAGCGGCATGTAAACTAACCCAATAGTCGTGTCTACTAACCCATTCATTTGCTGGAACATTATCACTTTCTTCTAACAACGATTTTTTTCTAAAAGCGGCTTTCCTATCAAAGTCTGTTGTTTGCATAATAGCAATAGTATCTTTAGGTACGTCATTATTTGCTATATATGTTAAAAAATTAATTACCATGCCTTCGTTACTTGCACTAGGTTCTCCTAAGTTTACTGCATCAGTGTCTAATTTATCTGCAAGTAATTTTGGCCATGCATAATTCCACGGATCTTCTTTTGGTATTTCAATTCCGTGTGTCCAACTGCATCCTATACATATAATCATGTTATCTCCTTGTACATATGTTTCGCTATAAGTTCATGTCCTTTTTTAGTAGGATGAAAAAAATGCATATAGTCTTTAACATGATCTTTAAACTTTTTAGGTTTAGGCCCTTGCATATTTCCCCAATCAAAATATTCTTTATAATTGTATCCTGTTTCATCAAATATATGTTGTATCATTGGAATTTCCGAAATACTATTCCAATCCATTCCGTTGGTTATATTTAATAATTTACGACTTTCTATTTTATGTCGTACTGCATGTGCCGGATGAATCCAGCCAGGTTTAATAAAATGTTTTATACCTAATCCTTTACATATAAGTTGAAATTTATAAAATTGTAAAAAATTCCTATGCACTAATTCCTCATCACACATTTGATTTATTATATAGTTTTTCCAACTTAATCCAAACTCTTTATATCGTTTATCATCTGGTGCACCAGTATGTAAACTAAGCCAGTAATTTTCTCTATCAACCCAAGCAGATGCTTTAACAAGTTTACCTCTAAAATAGTTTGTTAAACTACTTTGTTTAAATCCTAGTTTCCTAACAAATTCTGTTGTTTGAAATACTGCTACTGTATCTTTTGGTATTTTGTTATTAGCAACATATGTAATAAAATTTACTAGATGATTTTCGTTACTTCCGCCCGGCATTCCTAAATTTACAACTTCCTTGTTTAATAACTTACCTAAGTGTACAGGATAAGCATAATTAAAGCAATCTGTTTCTGGAATTTCGTTTCCGTACGTCCAACTACAACCTATACATATTAGCATAATTTCTTTATTGCTGGTCCCATTAATTCATCGACAAACATTTCAAATACATATGGTTTAAAATGTACTGTATCTACAAACATTTCTTTCCAAAGAATTTCCCAATGAAGTTCGCTTTCTATTGCTTGTGCTTTTGTTTTTGTCCAGTCTCTAAAATTAAAAAACATATTACCAGTAAGCCAATATTCTGGGTTATTTAACAAAGGTTTATATGTTTCTAAAAAAATATTATGATGTGTAAACCACGTAGGAGTGTGTTTATATAATAAAAATTTAATACCTAATACTTTAAATGTATTAATTAGGCCCAATATAGTTGACAAATATTGTGTCATTTCTGTATCACTGCCATCAGTAATAATTGATTTAGTATAAAGATATGAAAGCACATGTGGGAAATTTTTTGCTCCTACACCCTTTTTAAGTTCGTTAAATTTTTCTGATACAATGTTTTTTATCCTATCATCTAAATTAAAACTTTGATAGAATTGGTCTATTACTGGTGAGCCTGAACCTTTAAATCCTATCTCTACATCTTTCTTATCAATTCCTTTATGATAAAAATCTACGCATTCTGCTCTAGCAAAATTTACTTTGTGCTTTTGCTCTTCTCCTTTAACCCAATCTTTAGTAGTAACAATTTGTCTAGAAAATATTTTATGATACGTTTTTCTTTTTTCAATTGGATCACCTGTCATAGTATCTGACATATCTATATCAATTTTATCAGTATCAGGCACTTCAATAATAAACATATCAGGCTTAAATTCATTGTATAAGTTTAAAATTTTTGTTGGATAGAAATCAAGAGGTGCTCCGGGTTCACCGGCATTATATATGTAATTGTCTATATTGTGCTTAGTTAAATATTTGCTTAAAATACCAGGCCAACTATCATAAAATTCAAACGTATTGCGATTTTCGTCCATGCCGGCAGTATGGCTTGTGCCAAGACAGGCTATTTTTATTAATTGTCGTCCCATTGTAAAAGTTCTTGTTTACCGTGCTCTGCTAAAAATTCTCTATTTGCCTTATGTTCAGGTATAACATCATCTTTGTTTTGCCCCCAATAGCCAACTGCATGTCCGTTTTCACAAAGCCATTTGTTGACATTAGTCCAACCGCCATACTCACCTTCTGCATTACAGTTTACCCAAACTTCGCCTAAAATTCTACCGAACTTACCTCGGCTGTCTGCTTCTGGACATCTAATTTGAATGTCAATGTCATCTCTGTCTGACATAACTGCCCAATGCACCCATGATTTAAGTGCGGCCTTACTTAGTAAGCCGTATACTTTTTCATTTTTGTTTCGTGTTCTTGACTCAGGTGTATCGATACCAAGCATCCTTACACGATGTTTTACCATAACATCAAAGCCTAAATCGAATACACAATCTAATGTGTCACCATCTACTACTTTTGTTACTGCTCCCACTCTATAAATGAATGGACAGCCGCTTTCATCTTCTTTATACGTTGCCATATTTTCTCCTATTCTACCAACGAAGTTTATATAATACCTCTAACCATTTTTTGCGTATCTCAACAAAGACTTCTATTGTAAGCAGATAATCAGTACTTACATAGTTTTGTATAAAAATATAGTCTTTATCTCGTTTATAACCTGTTTTTTTAAACCAGCGATCAAATATTTCTAATTTATTTTGAACTGCTAAATCATGCCAAATTTCATCATCTGCATTATCTGAAACAAGTATGGCAAATAATTTATGTCTCATCTTTAACGTGAACCACGTTAATGACTATGTGGTCAAGTATATCCTCTTTTTTTAAGTACTTTATGTACTGTTTTATCGGGATTATTTAATCCTGCTAATTGTGCGAGTCTATGCATATTATCATGATCGCTTTTACTTTGCTTTTTAGTTTTAACAATTTTATTAAGTTTTTTTATCAACGGCATCATTTGATCATTGCCGTCTTCGTCTAGTATTGGTTTCCAGTTTTCTGCTGATTCTAACCTTTTAGCACTCATGTCATGTAACGGGTCGCCCACACCTTGCCGTAATCTATCATATTTTTCGTGGAATGCTTCACCATCATGTAAGTCCGGGGCGTGCATCATGCTTTGGCTAAAATCTTTTATTGCTCTAATATAATCCCAAGTAGTATTTGCATATATATTTTCAGCAGTAAATATTTCTTCGTCGTCACTTTCTACTGCATAATTTGACCACCAATCACGTGGTACATATTCACCATCACGTTCCATGTCTGTAATAATTTCTACCAATTCCATTAGTAATGCCGTTACAAAACATTCGTTATCATCTAAATCCCAACGGCCTGGCTTTGCGGCCTGTATTGTTAATTGTGATTCTTTAGCACCCCAGCCAAAATAATTATTATTTAAACTTTCAATATGATGTACTGCTTGATTTCTTATTTCATGATGAAATCCTTCTTCATATCCATTTACAATCGCTTCACGAGTTGCATCTATAATCCAATCTGAAAATTTACCACCATGGTTTTGTAAATATTCCCATATATTTTCTTCTACTTTACTTGGATCGTCACCACTATAATGTGCTAATTCCTCGACTATAATTCTGTTGACAGCAGGCGGACTATATTGTAAAATACGTTCAAGACGTTCAGATTCTAAATGCTCGTCTTCGGCGGCTACATCGTGTGCTGTTTCGCTTGTACTCCACGGAACTGAGTCTGAAGTGTGATGGTATTTTAAAAGCATATTGTATGGTGAATCGTGGAACTCTGCATTTATTAATTCGGCAAAGTTTTTGTATTTCTCTGTTAGTCTAACTTCGACTTTATATAGGTATTGTCCTGTGTTGGCCTTTGATGCCCAGACGTCATCTTGTATTTCAAAAACTGCATCTTCGCCTATACGTGCTTGAATTAGTTTTTCAAACCCTTTATCTAATCCAATTTCATACATATACTTGTCTAAATTATCACCAGCAAGTAACGGCTTCTTTTTAATTAGTTCCTCTGCATTATCTAAATCCCATACACTAAAGTTTTCTTCAGGTAAGTAACCTCCGCCTCTAATACCTTCTTTAACCCAAGGAGAAGTTATTAATGCTTCAATTACATTGTGATATTTTTCACTAGGTTTTTTATTACCATAGCCTTTCATTTCACCTAACAGTCCGGTTATGTTATTATATATAAAAGTTAAGTGTGGTATCCAGTATCCGTCTTTATCTTTTGAAGGTGTTCTGTAACTATAAATTGTTTCGTTTTCATCAAAGTCGGCTTTATTACCACAATGACCCATTGACTCACCTTCTTTTTCACAATGCGATCTGTTTAAGTTGAACCAACAACCACCATCTTCAAATTCCATCATTACATTGTAAAGTTCTTTCCAATCACCCACTTCACCTGAATCCATGTCGGTCATTGATCCACCGTGTTGGATTGCTCGTTTGTCATCTTTAAGTGTTTCTAACCAATCGGTTTCTATTTTTTGTAATTCATTATGTAAGTCTCGTGGAGTTGTAGCCGGATCAAATGCTAAATTTTGAACTTTATTTGCAATACCGTGTGTACCTGCAAAGTGATCATATGCCATAAACCAATCACTAGGACCGCCTCCTGGCCATATATTACGTACTTGTTGACTGCCTATTCGTACACCTTTTTTATTTGCAGTATTCATAATTCTTTGTTTTTCTTTATCTGTAAAAAGGTTATACTGCTCAGTCGCTGGGCTTTTATCTAAGTAATGCATTTTAGTATCTAATACATACCATTGCAATGCCCAAACAACTTTTGAATTATCAATTCCGCCGGCGTCTTTAGTAAATGAATCTTTAGCAAATTTTGCAGTTTGATCAAACCCATTTAAAATACCTTCGTATGTGTTATTACCAGGACCAAATTCTGGTTTTAAACCACGAACAATACTATTACGTAAATCGCCAACTATACTTTCTATTAAAAATTCAGTAACTCTCATTTCATATTCGCCAATCTTTTTGCTTTACTTGCTTTCATCTTTGCCAGGCTTTTGTCCCACTCGTCCCCAGTGATAGCACTATCTGTTCCTTTTGTTATTCCTACTGGTAATTTTTCTAGTTTTTTAATTACGTCGTTTATATCAGTTTGAAATGTACCTTTACCTTTACCTTTACCTTTACCTTTACCTGGTCCTGTACTAGTGCCTGGTCCTGTACTAGTGCCTGGTCCTGTACTAGTGCCCGGTCCTGTACTAGTGCCTGGTCCTGTACTAGTGCCTGGTCCTGTACTAGTGCCCGGTCCTGCAATTTTACCTGGTTTTGTACCAGTGCTTGGTACTTTAGGTCCTGCAATTTTACCACCCGGTACGCTGGGTCCTCCGTCGTATTTGCCAAGTTCTGGCGTTGGTGGAACACTCGATCCTGTACTAGGTTTTAAATTTGACGGTGTTGTTACACTAGGTTTAGGTGTCGACGGCACAGGAATAGGCGGTGGTTCTAATTCGTCGGGCGTTATTGGATCAAACTTAACTGGTGGCACTAAAGGTTCACTTTCTGGTTCTGGTATATCGTCTATTTCTGGTGCTTGTGGTGCAGTTACCTCAGGTTCGGGCAAATCAACACTTGGATGCGTTGGAGGATTAACATCCAATGGCTTTATTTCGTCTTCCGGCTCTGGCTTCGGCTCTGGCTTCGGCTCAGGCTCAGGTTCCGGCTCAGGTTCGGGTGTATTTTTTTCTTCCTCGTCATTTTCAAAATCATGTATTAAGTCATCAGCATCTCGTCCACCAAACGGATCGTCGTCATCCCAATCACTATTATTTTCAGGTGCCTCTTGTTCGTCGTCCCCGGGCAGTGGAGCAATTTTGATATTTCCGCTGTCGTCTGGTTCAATTAAATCTTTGCTACCTGACAACCATTGGTGTGTATTATAATTTGAATCCTGTTGAAGTTTTGGTGATATGTGTTTGGTCCACTCTTTACCATTCCATATTTCTGGTGTTGTGGTTATATCTTTCCGTTCTCCGTTATCAGTTTTAAGTGTATGTTCTCTCTGTTCACCATAATACGCCCCCGGATCTTCTTGCTCTGCCCACCACTGACTACCATTCTGTTGTTGTCTCATCCAGGTTTCCGATGAGGTAACGTTTACATCTTTCATTTTATCAAATATGCTATTTGCTTCAGTTATAGATTCGGGCATAACATTGTTAGATAATCCTGTTCCCCATTCATCTAATGCAATATCTTCTTCATTTATAAATTTTAGCCACGTTGGGTCGGGTTTAGAACCAACTGGAAATCCCCAATGACAATCTATAAATGTGCATTGATCAAATCCATAAGGACCATTAAATGTACCATACTTAGTAGGGGCATCCCAAAAGAAATCACAACTTTCAAACACACAATCAACAAAATTAAATCCATGCCAAGCCAATAACTTCTGCCAGTTTTTAACATTTCTAAAATCAAATTTTGCTCCAGAAAAGTTTCCATCTTTTAATTCTAATTCAAATTTTGGTTTAACACCAGTTATAATATTAGGATCTAATTTACATGACATGCATTCAAGTTGTTGCCATATAGGTAATGATAATGATGCAAAATGACTCATATGTTGAGCAATTTTTTCTGCATCAAAATTACTTTGTTTTGTTGAACTAAGTTTGACTTGAATATTACGTGCCAGTGCAGTAACACCATCTTTAACTACTGTTTTGGGTATTCCAAATGAATTAAATAAATCTCTAAATTGTGTTATTAATGCACCCGAAACTGATTTACGTGTTTGAGAAGTTTGTTGATATGCTCGTTGCACTTCTTGTAAAGTAACACCACCTACTTTATAAGTCATTAATCTATCAAGTGATCTTGCAAGTTCTGTAGTAAATTTATATACAAACTTTAAATAATCCATTATATGCTTTTGGTCTCTTCTAAAGTTGTTGCCGTCTCTCTCATTACCAAAACGTAAACCACGCCATTCGAGGGTGCCTTGTTCGTGTACATTCATTAAATTATATTTTTCAAATCCTGCTGTACCATATTTGCTAGATGCAACCTGCATTGCATATTCTATTTTTGCTTCTTTTGAACTTAACTGTCCCATGTAATTTTCAAATTCTTGAACTGCTTCAAAGTACATAGGAAAACTAGCATATTCTTGATCTTCAAATTGAGGAATACCAGCTCTTTCTTGATACTGATATTGTCCGTCTGCATTAATTGTTGGTATTATTCGATTATAGTCTATTTCTTTAGGATCATTTGTAAAATGAGAATAACGATTAAACATGCCTTCTTTAATAAAGTAACAAGCAAACCAAAAATTACGCAATGAATCTGCACTACGCAATTCGCCTAAGCCAAAGTGTGCATGGAAACCACAAGTATGATTTGTATACATACCTGCTTCATACATATCTGCAATAAATTTTGCTACGTGAGCAAAGTCGCCAGGACTAGCAACAATTCGTCTTTGTTGTCCAAATTTTCCAGGAACAGAGCCAATGTCTATTTCAATACCTATATCGTCTTCGTTTTCTGTACCATCGCTTTGTACACTCGAATCTTCGCCTACTTGATAATTGTTAGCCGCTATTAGACTATTGATATCATCGTGCATCAGTCCTTCGAAATCTATAGGAACGATACATTCTAATTCAAAGCCAACCGTTATATCTCCGGTAACTGCTTCATTTAACAACTCAGACGATTTCATACATAATCCAATTATTTTTAGTATTTATTTTATTTTTTAGATATGAATTTTGGAGGAATCCAACCCTTGTAACCAACTTCACCTAGTTCTCTAACACTAGACTTGATTTGCCTTGTATCATGCCCCATTCCTTTGGCATCATAAGCACGAGCAAATCGATCATCTGCTACTATTTTATTTGGATTGGGTACTTGTACTTGTAAAACAATACCTTTTGAATTGTCTTTCTTTGCTTGCCGTTTTGCATAATATTGTGCCGCTTTAGGAGTAGTAGCAAGATATATATTATGTTCTGAATAGCCTGGCACTAAATCAACATATGCTTCGCCAGTTTTACCTGGATGTAACCCTTTATTTTGTATTATTTCCCATCGTGCTTCGCTTGTACCGTGCCACATTACTAAGTTTCTATCTCTAAATGTTTTTTGTACATAATCTCGCATTTGTACTGCTTGCCCTACTGTTTTTGGAATATCAGGTGGAGCACCTTTAATAACAAAGTCATCTG